TTTGTTGCTCAGGTACTTATAAAATAAGTTAAACTAAAATGCTGCGGAATTTAGGTATTCTACTTTTAAAACTAACCTATCTGTTATAAAGAAGTTAAAGGAGTATAATCAGGATTTGCATTTTGATGACATTACGAATGAATGGCTTGATGGGTACTTCTCTTATCTGATGCATGATCTTGATAACAATCTGAATACTGCGTTTAAAAACATGGCCACTATCAAAAAATATGTTACGGCCGCTCATAATGCCGGTTATATGGACGACAATCCTTTTAGGAGCTGGAAGATAAAAAAGGGGTTGCCTTCAGGTGAATATCTGAGTGAGGATGAACTCCAAACACTAATGGGAATCTATATTAATGGAGAACTGGATTATAAATATCATAAAGCTCTTGAATTTTTTCTTTTTTTATGTTTCAGTTCTCTGCACATTGGTGATGCTAAAAAATTGTCCTTAGAGCAGTTTACGGATGATACATTTACCTACTTTCGAATAAAACTGAAAAATAGAAAGCCATTTCCAATTCAGGTGCCGATTTCAGATCCTCTCCGGCAGTTATTGAGAAATATATGTGGAACCAGGAAGAAAGGACCGCTCTTTGAAAAGTTGCCGTCCGACCAGACTATGAACAGGTTTTTGAAAGAAATAGCTGCTATTGCCTGTATCAAAAAAAATGTTACTCATAAAGTAGGGAGACATACTTTCGCCACAATCTTTTTGCGGAAAACTAAAGATATCACTTCGTTAAAAGAAATTCTTGGCCATTCCGACTTGCGTGAAACATTGGTATATGCTCATGTATTGAATGAGAGCAAGCGGGAAGGGGTACAGTGCTTTAACTGTTTTACCTTTTAAATTGTACTTTTGTACGGGATTTGTTTATTGCGCTGATAATCAAAGAATAATGGGCGCACTTTTTTGTACTAAACTGTACGAAGAACTGTGCGCCCGTACTATTTATGGCTGTATAACAACTGTTGGAGTATATCCGAATTCAATAGCAGCATCGAAACAGGGGCAGGATTTAATCCATTCGCTAGGCTCTACGATACCATTATCGTTCAAATCCGGAGATGTATCCCGATGTCCGAGTACTTCTATAATATTGAACTTTTTTTTGAGTCGGGATACTAATTCCACGAGTGCAATCTTTTGTGCTGGAGTACGTGTGTCCGCAGGTTCACCGTTGATATTTAGTCCTCCGATATAGCATACGCCAATACTATGTTTGTTATATGACATTCCAGAAGAGCCTTTTGTATTACAATGAGCACCTATCATGCTGAGTGGCCTTCCTTTTTCGATAGTACCATCTAAGTCGATAACGAAATGATAGCCTATCATGTCGAAGTTGCGAGCACGATGCATTCGGTCGATGTCTTTTGCTTTGAGATTTTGCCCGGCGCGCGTGGCCGAACAGTGAATGATAATTGAATCAATAGTTTCCATTTTTCCTTTTCGCTTTTAAATATTAATACTACTTTTGCTGCACAAAGGGGATATCTCCTTTGTTATATTTGTGTGCAGCCGTCTTACTCGTGATGAACAGGACGGCTTTCTTTTACTCCATTTTCTTCGTACTTTGGGAAAGTTCATTTTCTTTTATAGGTAACTGATAACCAATTGCAGAAAAGTATTAATCGGCGGGGCGTCCTATTACAACAACTCGAAAATCTATATTCATAAGCCCCTTATTGGCATCAAGTGTCTGTATATTAAAATGATCATTGTACCGTCCACACTCTATACCTATAGTCCAACGATCGCCATCGACTGCCCAGGGAGTCGTTTGTACAATTACAATATAATCAGTATGCCCTTGTGAGTGATATAAGGTATATTGTCCGGTACTTGTGCGTTGTATGCGTGATATTATCATTCCGTCACCCCACCTTTGGACAGAATTTAAATCTCTTTCAACAGCAACAAAACCAAGGACTCCGGGCATACTCCAATGGTCGTTCTTGTCCATTTTCCAGTCAACGCCACCAATAGCGTCAATGCATAAATTGCAATATCCCCCAAACATCATATCCTTTCTCATCGTACTACCACTGGCGCGAAGCATGAGTGCCCTGTTGAAAGAGTTCCAATTTCCTGTAGCGGACATATAAGCAGACACGTCGAATCCGACCATGGCGGACAATGTGTTTCCAAGTGCCGCTTGCCTTTGATGATCACCATAATCCGTTTGGACGGAAATCATGGCATCTCGTCCGCTAATGTTTTTAAGCCCGGATCCTTCAATTTCAAAACCACCAATAACGCCGTCATTTGCATTTACCGTTCCAGTAAAAGTTCCCTTATTCGCGAACACCTCTCCTTTGAATTTGTACTTTTTATTGACTGGATCAAGCTCGAACACTACTTCATCATCAACCAATGCGAATATCCCGGTACGCTTCGTCCCGTCAGCTCCGGTGAGACAATCACGTCCCATAGCGACGCCTGTCAGCTTCCCGTTACTGTCTTTTGTGCCGGAAAACATCTTGGGAGACACCATATACTCACCTCCTATTTCCGTCTTATTATTGTTCCATTCCTCAATCCACGGAAGAAGGTTCGCATCTTGACCGTCTTTTCCTCTGAATCTGATAGGAGTGCCCCATTCACCTGAATCTGCACTATCTGCAACCTTCTGTGAAATCCAAACGACGGATGCCGTTGAATTTGTATGCCAACCTTCGGTTGTACCATTCCCTGTAGGAACGGCAGGTTCGGTTTCGCTGTCATGATAGGTTATGTAAACTCTCATACCATCCTTACCGTTTGTACCGTCCGTACCGTCCAGGCCATCTGCCACCATTAATTCCCAAGCTGTGCCGTTATAGATGTAGACACGCCCGTTGTCAGTGTCACGATACACCCAGTTTTTAACAGGGTCAGCTGGAGCGGCAGACAAGTCACCTTTCCATACAATGTCCAGACCATCCTTTCCGTCATTACCGTTAATTCCGTCCAGGCCATCCTCACCGTCAACGGTCATTACATACCAAGCATTATCTTGATAGACATAGTTCTTCTTGTCGGATGTATTGCGGTAATACCAGCCGTTCTGAGGATTGGAGGGATGAGAAGTGAACTCGCCTTTATATACAAGACTGCTACCGTCTTTCCCAGGTTCGCCTTTCAGGTTTTTTTTTACTTCACTATCCAAGTTATCCCAAGTAAGTTTCACGCCACTTCCGAAATGGAAGCCGTCAGTGTCCCAATATATAGCCCTGTTGAATATGTCACCGTTACCTTCCTTGTCCCATCTGATATTGCCTTTTGCAATGAATCCGGAACTGTCGGGATTGAACTGGTACAGGATTGTCCCGTCATCGTCTACACCTTTCAGCATACCGTTGACGCAATAGAATCCTTTCAATCCATTCGTTCCCGGTATATCACCGCCCACACGAACCTTCAGGCAGTTGCTCCAGTCCTTTGAATAAATACCGGCCAGCACGTCAATGGCAGGCTGTGCATTTTCATCAGCGTGCATATAGATAGCGGAATGCCTTCCTGCGTACTGTGTTTCGTATGAACTGTTACCAAATTGCACTATGTCGTCACCCACTATGGGGGGATTCGTAACAAAGGTAACCCCGTCCTCGTTCACTTCCGATTCAAACTCCGATACCGGAATGCGGATTACTCCGTCAACGATTGATTCTATCTCCACGTGATACAATCGCTGGTTGCCTGTAAACTCCTGGCACCGGATGAAGTCATGCTCCATGAAACTCATGTCCTGTTCTTCGAGTGTGACAAGGTAGGCAGTCCCGTCTTCCGACATCTGGACTGTCTTAATCTTGCCACATCCCTGTGTAATAGTCTGCGCACCGATTATCGCCCTGATCTTAGACACCAGAAGCTCGAATACGGTGAACTGTCCACGTACACGGATAGCGTCAATTTCAAGCATCCACTTGCCCTTGACATATTCCCAAATTTTCCAACCATAACCCGAAAAACCGGATAAAAAGAATTCTACGATTTTCTCACCCATCTTTATTCCGGATGAGATAAATCCGACAATTGCCGAACTGGATAATCCTGCCATATTATAATATTAAGATAGTTTTGTAACTTCGACTATACAGATTGGGGATATTCTGGAGTAACCGGGTTCTGCTGAAGGATCGTTATTATAACCTTGGGCAACTAACAGATAACCATCTGAATCCACTGCTACATCGTCGAATGTATACCAATCAGAATTATTGTTGATTACTTTAGTAGACAAGTCGGATGCTAATACTTGTTGCACAGCATTTTGAACGTATAAATTCCAAGGTTGGGTATTGGGTACAGAATTTTTGTCTGATAATAAAAGTCTGACCTTATAGTTACCCGGAGTTAACCCCTTTAATATTACGACACTTTGAATTTCAGCCGTGTAAGAAGTGAAATTACCACGTGTGGGAACAACGATATTTTTGGTAGAGCCATCCCAAATCATTGAGTTGGGATATTGTACTTCCGCTCCTAATGTCACCCCTTGCCAATAAACAGGAGCGCCTGTTCCGCCTAGGACATCCTTGGACAACTTTGCTCCCATAGCTGCATAATCAGCTTTGTTATATGGTATATATCTACCTGTCAAGGTTCCAACGTTGTTTCCCTGAATATCTTTTAGATCCACAGCCGCATTACCGGAGTTTATAGGCTGGACAAAGCCGACGCCATCCACATTCCCTGCCGATGGTATGTTTGCCAGTAATATTATGACAGGCGATTCTGTAAGAGTTACGGAATCGCTGCCAACGCTTGATTCAGAAACTTCATTCTTCAACTGTCCATACAAAGTTTTAGCTCCAGAAGTTGCAAATTCGTAAACAATATTATCTTTCCATGCTTCCCATGCAGCAGACGCCAAGCCTGCTGACGTTTCCGCCAATCTGTAATGCGTTGGAGTTCCCTGACTGATTTCAAATGAAACAGGTACGGTATAGCCGGCAAAAGAATCTTTCCCTTCCGCCAGTGTTATGCTTGTCAGGCCAACGGGCTGCACTACCTGTATAGAATCAGACTTGATCGAAGATTCTGTCGTCTCATTTCCGACCTGCGCATATACTGTCAAATTACCATCCACTATTTTTGAGTCATATTGAACTGTCGAACCGCCCCACACAATCCAGTCTGTACAATCAGACAAATCCGCCTGTTGGCCGATCTTGTATTTGGTGATGGTATTCAACGTCTCAAATTTAACCGATACAATACCGGAATCTGTGCTGGCATCCCCATTGTTGACAGTAATACTGTCCAACCGTGCCGTAACAGCATCTATCAACTCGATGGCGGCTGATCTGGATACCGTTTCAGTAGTGGCATTTTTCAATTTTGCATACAGTATTTTGTTTCCATAAGATGCGGATAGTTGCACTATCGGATTTTCAGTGAATTCCACCCATGATGCTCCCGCAAACGATGAATTTTCCGAAACCATGTAATGAGTTGGATATCCGAGGTAGTCAAATGTTACATTTACATTTCTCTGTATCGCCGAAGCTGCTCCGTTATCTATCGTGATGCCTTTCAGAGTCAATGTCGGCTCAAGCAGAGTTATACCGGCTGATAATACTCCGGTTTCCCCATACGCATTCTTTAGCTTCACATAAACGGTTTTAGCATTGAATCCGGAAGACAACTTGAATGTCGGTTTTTCCACATATTCAATCCATGAGGATCCTGTAAACGACATATCCTCTGAAACCATATAATGGGACGGAGCCTGACCGCTGTAGGTAATGTTTAGTATAACATTCCGGTCTTGAGTGAATTCCTGCCCGGAGTTGATCACAAACGATTCAAGTACAGGCGGTGACACCCATTTATTGATTCTTGCCAAATACGGCTCCTTCAATCCCGGTTTCAACATCTGAACAAAATAATAAGCGTCATCATACGCATACTCCGCATTATAATCTGCCTCAAATGATTCCACATACTTGTTCACCCGTTCCAACAACAACGGGTTGAAGTCAAGGTTAACCAGCAGCCTGCCGTCATTCATAGCGAATGATGTTCCATACACATTGTCCCCCGATGTGACAGACACCCCTTCCAGTGACGGAACACCTGATATGAGTACGGACAAGTCCCTGAAAAAGAAATTGGCGCCCTTCGGCACATACATCCTGTAATGTACCCCCGTTTCCGTCACAGTCTTAACAGACAGCGTGTTTTCCCTCATATACCAATATTCAAAGAATTCATCTAAAGTAGGGAACCATAGATTGTCTAAGCCGATATCTCCATACAATCGATGCAGATTCTTAATGAATACCGATTCCCAGTGCGATCCTCTGTGTGTGGAACCTATCAACCAGTAGATCGATTCCTTGTTTTCTGTTGCATTAAATCCGGATAGAATATCAAGTAAATCCTGCGCATATTGAGGATTATCATTATCGTATACCATATCATCTCCGTAAGCGAATAATCTCTGAATGGTTACATTATTTTTGCTTAAAGTAAAATCAGGACTGAATGGATAAACTTTTTTAATACTGGGGTCTCCTCCCTGCGCAGTAATGACCTGAATGTTGTCATTAACCCGGCTGAAAGTTATATACTTGTGGTCGCCATTCGGTTCCACCATTAATTTTGGGGTAATGCCTATGTACTCCTTGAAAAGTGCGACCGAGTCCTCGACACATTTATCAAATTTTGCCTGTGTGTCGGTAGTAGCAGTATCATAGCCTATCAAATCGTGATAGGCTACCATGAACCCGAAGTCAAAAAAAAGTTTAAACTCCTTTTCTGACATCCACGGTAGAAAATAACCGAAATCCTGGCCTATGTATTGGTTTTTTAATTTATCCGGCCAAGTAGCAACAGTAGTTGCATATCTTTTCTTTATTCCAGCACCATCAGTACATTGTGCGGGCTTTTCCGGATAATAAGCGTCAGAAACATACTGCTCTATCTGCGGGTCACCCTGCATACCCAAATGCCATGTAAGAATCCTATCATCAGGCAATTTAAATCTTTTAGCTATATATCTTTTATTAATCAGCGAAAATATATACTGGTATATAGCATAGCTATCGTCCGTGATATAGCTAAATACCATCTTCTTATTATACTTCAAAGGTGGAATCTCCAACGAAATAGCCTCCCTATTAACCGAGCTTGGAAGCGTAATATCAAACTCAACCACATCACCCCGGAATTTGCAATATTGAATGTGCATCAGACCGTTTACCTCTTCAGATACCGTATTCCTGCATTTCAGCACAACACACGTCTGCAATTGAGAATTAATGTAAAACCGTGTAATGTCATAATTGAAATTGAAAAACTCCTTATTCAATCCTTTTCCGGTTGAAGCAACGAATGATTCTACGTTAACATACGTCCCAAACCCTAGAGGCTCATCCGCAATCACATAATCTTTCGTTTCTCCGGCAGCCTTTGGCAAGTTGGATAAAGATACTGATCTTTCATAGATATCTATTACTTCTCCATTCATCTTATATTGACCGGCCAATTGTTCGGTACCGGAAATAACAAGAGGTTTGACGACCTTGTCGTTTAAATCCGAACTTAACTGATTATATAAAGAGCTCTGAATCTTCGATATTTCATCCGGGAACCGCTTATCCATATTAGCTACCGCAGCATCTGCCCGCGCTGCGCCATCCAACGCCGGTTGTTTCAACGATTGAAGCCATTCTTCTTCGCTGCCGGGAAAGCCATTGTCGACTGCCTGCTGATACGCGCTTTTTCCTTGAGACGAAAGTTCGTACCAATATACCCCGTCATCTGCCGGGACTACACCGGTTGAATCTTGTAAAGCCAAATATTTGGCATTTTTATAACGCCAAATATCATTATATTCAACTTCTGTCTTATTGTTCCAGTCTCCTCTGGGAGTGATGGATATCTTGCCTAAATCTATATCATTAGCCATTTTGCTGCAATATTAGGTGTCCATTAGTTACTTTGAATTGATTCTCATAATTATTCGTTGGTACACTTAAAATCAAGTGTCCTGTGCGTACATTGATGCCCATTGTTGGATAAACAATCACGCCGTCTTTACCCTTCATTTTGTCCATTCCGATCGTTTCCCATAGAATTCCGCCTTTCTGCTTAACAAGTACTACGTCTTGGGCGTCAATATCATCTGCTCTATCTGATACATTGTCCAATCCGCCTAAAGTGCCGGTTATTCCCTCGTTTACAGGTAATTCGAGTAATGCAGTAGATAATGAACCCTCATCTCCAAGTTCTGTGATAGAGTCTTTATCTAACTCTGATAACGAATCGGATATTTGAGATTGTAATTCTGATAGTGTTTTATCAGAGCGGACAACCAAACCTCCGTTGGCTGATAATAGAAAATCGGTGCTATCAGGTTGGTCCTTCCTGATATATTTTCCAGCATCGATCCCTTTTACTCTTTCATTCAAAAAGGATAATGCTGATGCGACATGACGATTAGAAACACTATTCTTAAGAATAGCTTTATCAATGTAGTCTATTATTTGGTCCAAGACCTCCTGTTGTGTTGACATATCAGTTGAATTGTTGGGTGAACTGTTCGGTGTGTATTCGTGCCGATCCAAAGTCATCCTCGGTAATTGAACTGGTATAACGTTGTTCTGAATCAGCAAAACGAAGAGATAGTTTTATACTTTCCGGAGACGTTGCGCGTGATGCTCTCGTAAGGTTCTCGGCAGTGACATTTACTCTGATGTTACGTCCGTTTAGCCCTAAGATCTTGATATCATCAGATGACAGCATGTCAATCAAATGTATAAGTTCATCGTTTGTGCGGTATCCGGATTCGACGGTCATGGATTCACGTCCGGACAATCTTTCCCATGATTCAACATAATCGTCTATAACTTCATCATACGTACTGAATGTGTTTTCTTGCTCTGCTTCACGCTGAATACTACCAGTACCGGTAATTTCAATCAATTCGTAAGAACCATACGAATTGAGGAATTGCAGGAGATATCTTTCTTGGCTGATTGTTCCTGGAGTAATGACAATCGTACAAGATTTAATCTCTCCGACATAGATTTCAAATACAGATGCAAATATGTGATGAGTGTCGAATAGTTTTTTTCGAAGGCGGTATAGGTTTAGGGCAACCGGTTGACCGGTTACTCCAATTAAAGTTGTTTCTATGTTGTTGGCAACGACTTTGATTATTCCTCCTTCGGGGTAAATGAAGGGAATAGGGAGCAACTCCGTTTCGCGAATTGTGATAAGCTTTCCTGAGGTCCTGGTTGTTTGGAAAAAATTGCCCTCAGGATTCATCAGCTTCCAGATGAATACATTTTTGTTTTCATCATTGAGATGCCGTAATATTCGTTTGCTGACCCCTCCTATAAAAACCTTCAAAGAGAGTGTTTGCGTATTGCCATCGTTGTTCGATATATTAATAGTAATATTCTTGGAGCAGTTTTCTGCCTGAAGCAGAATATCCTCTGACTCATTATATAACTGTGCCGGTTGTACCACATTGGCAAGTATCTCCTGGATGAAGATAAAGAAATTTCCTTCCCCACTGCCGGTAAAGATTTCCTGATTTCCGATTGAAATGATATATGTGGCCAGAGAACTACTATTAATAGACAGCTTGATAGGATTGCCGGTTAATGCCATATTTGCGGGAGATATGTTTGCGGTCAGACTCATATTACTTGATAATTAGGTGAAACGATTTCTTCTTGCACGATGTATATGCACGAACAGTACTCTCGCAGAAATTCTTCTCTCTCTGCTGTGGGATGAGAGAGAAAAGAAAAAAGGTTGTCAGAGGTAGCAGATGCGTTACCTGTATATTGCTGATAAGCGCTGATTAACTTTTCCACGTCATTCGATTGTATAGTCGCTGTAATGGTCTCTGATGTATTCATATTGCAAAATTGTATGTTATACGGTGAAATGTAAAGGACATTTTATAGTAACTCGGCACGTACAGATAGATCATATTGCAGGTCGTAATGCACTCCTCCCTTTGGCTCGCTTATATCATAGATAATCTGACCGCTAGGAGATGAACCTACAAAAACTTTAATTCGGTAATATAGGTCGAAGCTGTAATTGACTTTTCTGATGAAATATTCTCTTTTGTTATCATAATCTTCTTCGGTAGGTACTGAAAGAGGTACCTTGACAATGAGATCTGCTGCATCAGTGGAAACATTTTGATATTGCAGATCATACAAACTATTGCCCTCTCTATTCGCTTCCTCTCTCCAGGCATCCTTCTGGGCTTTTACGGCTGCTTCGACAACTGAATTCTTGTTATCAAATGTTGCCCACTGGTACTTCTGTTCAGTGACGGGGACTGTTTGTTCTTCCTCCAGGTTAAATGGCTTGAGTAGTTTGGTCGTTCGGAGTTTAACGTTTGCCGGGAAGGATGAAGTCTTAGGTAATGAATAACGGATAGTATCAGGCAGCATTCGTTGGCCATCTAATAGAATAGGAGACGAGAAATCCGGATTCATGCATTGTTGGGCTGATAAATGCATATCGGCTGTGATTATATGATTGGCATGGCGAAGTATTGCATCGTATTCTTTCCAAAAATGGTTGAACAAGCCATTTTTCCCTACAAAAAGAAGTGATATGTCACAAGATTGTCCGTTAGGTTTATTCAGAACAGGCTTTCCGGAGGCGTCCAGGCAAATTTGTGAGCCATACGGGAGTGAATACTCTTTATTAAAGAAGGAGAAACAAAATGCAAGCGGGGTTTGATAATCTACGTTTTCAGACAATTCGATATCCGAGCTTGAAATCGTAGTGTATCGGTGTACTTTTCCGAAAAGATATAGGGGTACATATAAGTAGGAATATAAGTTTCCTTTGAAACGTTCTAGATAGACAGGTAGAAATTCATCAATAGAACTAATTTCTTTATATGCCATGTCTGCGCCACGGTCCCATGGAAAGAAATCCGTGGATACCAATTCTGAACGTCCGGATACATTATCTGTCTTATAGTAAAATCCGTATGCCTTATCGTATCTTAAGTATCCTTGTGCCTGGGTGGATACAATATAGTGATATGGTTTTAGGAATTTGTCCAGGGACTCGGATGCCGGTGCAGCCGTCCACTCCGGGATCTGTCCGCGAACATTGGTGGAAGCCGATAACTTTAATTGTTGGGGCGCTTCGAAATCGGTTGTTGGTGTGGAAGCCTTCAATAAGGTCCAATCTGAAGAAGGATTTGACTTGAGTATATCCCGTATAAATTTCAATCGAACTGTCCGGGTGTTACCGTCTACAAAATAAAGCAACCCAAAGCGACACCACAGTGCTTGCATAAATTCATTAATAGTGCAATCCGGCATGAGGTTGGCACATTTTAATACACCTTTTACACAACAATCTGCCGCGTTGTTGAGTACGACTAGCTGTTGCAGTTGATGATGACTGGCGAATGGGTTTTCAACAACCGTATATCCGTATGTTGAAAATATGGCTTCAAGGATATTCCTAACTTTCATAAATGGTACGATACCGTATCCTTCAGGCAGAGATACTTCTACCGGTTCACCATTGATGATAAGGGTTTCGGTCCGAGCTTTCCACAGATAGCCGTTCTGAATATTATTAATTATTTCAATATAATCGGTATCTGTATTATTTTCTGTTTTTCGGTTGCAGGTTAAAGCGACAGGAAACAGGCAAAATGGAGAATCATCATTAAGTCTGTTTTCAAAAATGTAGGATATAAGTTCAGGTACTCCTCCTTCGGGCTGATAAACGGGTAATTTGATGGACTGCAAAGACACAGCATTCCAGATACTATACAATTCGGATTCGCCAAATCCTACATTAAATGTAATGCCTTCTTCTGATGTATTGACGATATTCATTTTCCCGATACGATGATACACCCCGTCTGCGACCGTGACACGTTCATCTGCAACAGGTGCAGAGTCGATATCCGTTCGTTGAATGTGTCCGTTCAAACGAAAGTTGTTTTTTGTGCCCGGTATTGTTGCTGCAATACTTTGTGAACCACGCTCATTATAAATGGGCGAACTGTCTTCTATTTCCGTGCTGAAGTCTTTCGATAGATCGAAGGTACCGGATGCGTTTGAAATTCTTAATGCCATATTAGTTGCTATTTAGTTGAACGTGTGAACGGTTTCTTTGACTTTTCGTCTAGCTCTTGGGCCTTTCGTATGTCACGTAGTGAGACGTATACTTTAAGATTTTTGAGTGTGTTGATTAACATTCCAATTTCTTTGATCAGTCTTTCAGATTCAGAAGAAGAATAGCCTGTGTTTGTCTTTTCTTGGCTATCGGGAATGTTCTTATCTATTATAGAGTAGTTACCTGAAGCTCTTTGGGAAATGTGTCCGGTACGGGCATCTTCAATTGCTGATAAAACTAGTGGATAGTTTACGTGTTTTTGCAGACGTACCAGGTCTTCAGCATTAATGATTAACTCTGCACCATTTTCGGATATTAAAGAGGTACGCCGTACAATTCCGGTAGGAGCGTTTCCAATATAAGGAATATCCCGGTAACTTTTACCGTCATCTTCCCCGATAATATCATACCGGCCGGATGCCCATTGGGAGACACTGACAGTTGCACGCTTGGGGGCATCAGTAGGGGTGGAGCCTGAATCGCTGGAAGAATCTGATGAATGTTTTCCGCCAACTAATCCTTTTAAGGCTGTTTTGGCGGTTGCGAGTGCTGCCATAATCAATCCGGAGAGGATAGCAGCACGAGCTGCGCCGGAAGCACCGAATGTGGCTACCGAGTCAGGCATGGCCATGGCTTCCGCTGTGGATCTGGCAACAGCACCGGTTGCTGTAGCTGTTGCTTTTACAATTTCTGCTTCAACTATTTTTCCTAATATATCGAACACGATATCAATCATAGTATCAGCAAAGCCTTGCATCGCGTTTTCCTGTCCGGAAATAAGATTGCCCATTGCAGAACCTAGCTCGGAACCATATTGCTTGTATGTTTGAAGTCGGTCTTGGTATTGTTGCTGCTCTTTTCGGGTCTGGGCTTCAGTCTTTTTTTGTTCAGCATCTTTGGCTTTGGCGTGGGCGTCTTGTTCTTCCTTCATGCATTTTACCTTGAAATCAAGTAGTTGTTTCTCTACTTGCTTTCGTTGTTCGGCATTCAGACCGGTAAGGGAGAGCATTCGTTCGAGATGCATGATAGTGAGTTGTTCCATCGCATCATTGTATGCAGCCTCGGAATTCAGGTTATCATCTTTTCCGGAAGCATACAACATTTTTAAATCCTGTTGCTGTTGTTCATATTGAGCTTTTTCTTCGTTGAGTTGTTCTTGAATGTGCTCTTTCTGCATTTTAAGCTTCAGATCATTAATTTGATTTTGAAAATCAATGCCTTCTTTAGATTTGCTGCCAGCTGCTTTCAGAGAACGTTCCAGGTATTCCATTTGGATGCATTCCATTTCCTTTTGAAGTTGTTCTTCTGTTTGCAGAGTTTCATCGCCACCTTCCAGGTACATCTCTTTTAAGAAGGCTTGTTTTTGGGTATATAATTTTTTTTCTATTTCAAGTTGCTCTTTGAGTTTCTCTTGGCTTTTTTTTTCATCATCAGTAGTAGTATTTTTTGAGGTGGGTTTATTAGCTGTAACCACCACTTCCGCTAATTGATTACTTTGTGACTGTTGGTTACTTTTTTCTGAAGGTAGATAGGGAGAAAATTCATCTTGTATCTTTTTTATGTCTTTATATTCTTTCTTTATTGTTTTGGCATAATCTTCTATATCGCCTATTAAATTTGTGGAAAGGTGTCCGTTATCGTAATATACTCTACGTATAGTATTGTATAAAGATTTAGCAATAGATTCGGCTGTCTCTCCTTGCTCAATGAGTTTTTTTGTGGTTATATCTATACCTTGGCTAATCTTGTTAACCTGAGAAGCGGGAAGATCTGCCAACAAGATGTCCTTTACATCCTTCATCTGGTCTATTTTTTTATCCATATTATCTCTGGATATTTTTTCGGATCTTTCGTTCAGTATTTTTTTTGCAATGTTTTGTTCCATTGCCGTATTAATTTCATTATAGGCTTTCTTGATGTCTTTTAGAGATGAATTCTCATCTAACAGGTTTGTCAGATATTGACCATATTTAGAATTTATTTCTTCTATCAACTCCTTGCGTCGTTGAGTGCCGTCACCGGCTTTCCCGGCAGCATCCGTCAACTTGCGTAATTCGTCTCGTTCTTTATTAGATGCTTTAAGAAAAGAGTTGAGAGCATCTTCCGCTTCTGATGTTCGTGTAAAGAATTTGTAGAAAGCCATAGCTGCTGCGATTACAGCAGAAGCCACTAGTGCGATTAGATTACCTTTGGTTGCAGTATTGAAGGCTCTCATTGCAGTTGTGGCCATTTTAATGTTTCCGGATAATGCAAATTTAGCGGCAGACAGAGCTAGTGTAGAAGCTAAACGAATTTTACTCCAGGTTTCTGCTATTTTGTCCGTAGCAATGTTGAGTAGTTTGGCATTTCTAAGTTTTGTCTCATAAAATTCGGTTGCTTTTACTGCAAGATAATAAGTTGTAATGGCAGTAGTCAGGGTAATAATGGTACTTGAGTGTTTGACCATGAATCCGATCAGGTCAATAATCTTTCGGCTCCAGTTTACAGTGCCGTTTACCACGCTTATGATTGAAGGATTGAGCTTTTCCATTAGCTCCATTCCCATTTCATTCATTTTGTTTTTGGCTTGAGCGAGTTTGGCAGCCGCTGTATCGGATTTGGTGGCTGCTTGTTCCATTGCGACACTGGTACCGGTGACAGCCTTAGTATAGTATTTCACTTTTTCAGTTTCGTTGATCAGGACAGAGGCAACGTTATATCCTTCTTCACCAAACATTTTTTTGATTTGGGCTGCTGATAGTTGCTTTTTCTGCAAGTTATCCAGTGCGGTTTCCAAACCTACTATTTTGGGATTGGTCTCGTCAGCTCCGGTCTGTAAGGTCAGGAAGAATTTCTTTAAGCCGGTACCGGCAATTTCATCTTTGATACCCTTTTCTGCTAAAGTTTCGATAGTGCCTACTAACTGCTCGATAGGGATGTTGGCGGATGAAGCGGCGACACCTGACTTGGTGACTGCGGTAGTTACCGATTCAACGGCGGCAGCACCGTATTTAGAACCGGCGGCCATGACATTAGCGTAGCGGGCTGCCTGATCAGCACCGTCCCCATATTGATTGAGTGAGAGAGTAACGGCGTCAACAGCATCTTTTAATGACATTCCGGAGGCGGAAGCCAGAATAAGAGTTTGTTCGGTTACTTCCGCTAATGCTTCCTTGTTCGATAATAACTCCGGTTTGGCAGAACCGACGAGCTTGTAAGCGTCAAGGATTTCTGTTGCTGATTGCCTGATGCGGATTCCGGAATCTGTCATTTGAGTAGAGAGGCGGACTGCTTGTTGCTCCAGCCAGTCGATGCTGTCTTTCGACAAGCCGGTTAATGCTTCTACATCGGCTTTAGCGTCTTCGCGTTCGTTGCGTTTCTCCCGAAGTTGATTCAGTTTCAGAGTTAATCCGGTTACGGCCGCTATGACGGTGGTGACAACAGCCGCGTATTTATTGAACATTTCCACTGCTTTCCCTATTGGGCTGGCTTGACATCCAACTTCTACGCGCATATTTTTTTGTGCTCTGGATACGGCTTCGGTCACCCGTCTGTTTTGTTCCAGAGCTGCATTGTATTGTGCGGTATCGGGTACGGCCGCACGAAGTTCTTTACGGACGTTTTGACTGACAGCAAGTAATTCGTCATAGGTTGCTCCGGAGAGATTCTTCAAGACACGGTCAGTCTCCGAGACTTTTTGCTTGTAAGTGTTTAGGGTCTTGTGCTTGTTTTCCAGTTCTTTTTGCAGGATCTTGGATTTCTTGCTATATCCGGATTCTGATTTATCGAGAGAAGATATTTTGTTTTCTAATTGCGTGATAGCATCTTCTATCTTCTTAACTCCGGCAGAAGCTTCGGTGCCGTCGATGAATATTTTTATACTACGGTTCAGGTCGTTCATAAGGTCTGTTTTTATTTTTCTATGTATATTTTGCTCGCGTCGATAATCATGGTATCGAAATAGCGCATACAGATATCAGCAAGTTCCGGAAGCCGGTTCTTTATAACAGGATCGAACCAATGATATGCGAGCCGGTTCCCTTCATTCTGCTTACCAAGTGAGGCGGGATTTGTATGGCGGATGATGCTTGTATTTATTTCAATTCCATTGATTCGTTTTAGATAACTCCATTTGCTACCGGAGAAACCGCCTTGCCCATGCCCGGCTCCCTTGTGGATGTAGACACCATGTCTGGGAAAAGAGAAACCTAGACGATTGATAAGCCCGTAGCTGTCTGTATATGCTTTGGGCTGCAACTCGCGAGCTATCCGTAGACTACGTGATGCAATAGAGGCTTTGAGTTGTTTGGAAACGGAATCTTGCCATTGCTCTATTTCTTTATTAAACGCAGTTGACCGATCTGCATCTTTAGCCAGGTTGAACCGTTCTATTTCTGAAATCGTCTCCATTTGAATGAGGCGTGAAGAAGGCGATGAGGAGAACTTCTCGGCTTTTCGTCTGGCTGCATTGTACCGTCTGACTTCATTCCTGTTTTCTGATAATCGTTTATAAAGTCCCATTATAGAAAGAAGTTTTCGTCAATGATATAGTCTTCCGGAACATTCAGAAAGAAAGTCAATACGGTGCCATAGAAATTGTCACCGATAGGTCCAATGCCATTAATCTGTGTATTTCGGTCTACATATTCGACTTCCTTCAGCAGTTTGTTGCGAATCTGCTTGCATATACATTTACATTGTTTTGCAGCCTGATTGATAGAGTTCGGATTTCCGGAGACCGTACTTTGGGCGACGATGAATGAGTAGACTTGTTTGTCGTTGAGTGCGTCCGCTCCATTGTCTTCGGAGTCGGATTCGCAACCATCAACAGCAATTAGAATGTTTCCGTCAACAGAAGACAGGCTGTCGTTAAGATCCGTCAGGTCCTCCAGTCCGAAAGCTGTGAAGAATCTTTTCTTCTGTGGGCTGTGTGAGATGTCTTTGAGTGACGAAGCCAGTGCTTCGCCATAAGCGAAATGGTCATACTCCATAACTGCATGATATTTAGGTTATGGAGACAAAAATAGCCCGCAGCGGGCGGGCTATAAAGGACAAAACCGGAGACTAAAAGAGTAGGAGTAGTCCTAGCAAAAGAAACATTAATATAATCCAGAATGCTTTTGCTAGAAAAGAGTGCGAGGCTTTAAAAAAGGCCAGGCACAGTAGTACTATTCCGGATATGCTTACTATCGTTAATATCATTTTTGTTCTTCGTCTGATTCGGGAAGCAAGATACGAATTAATTCAGAAAGTTGTGCGGCTGCACGTTGTTTTTCGTCTATTGCTGCTTCCGGATCTAGTAACTTGTTTATTAATTGTAAAGCTTCATGTCTATTCATAATGTTATTTTTTTAGAGGTTGAATATTACTTATTGCTTGGATATGCTTTTTAATTATTCTGATTTCAGATATGAGTGTTAGTCGATTGACAGAATCGATGTCCGGAGAATCAATATCAAGAGCCAGGTCAATAGCTTTTTCCAAAATGTTTTCCATCCATGAGTGTTCTCCCTCTTGGATAGTCTTTATTGATTCAATACAGTCGTCGGTGAGGATGATCCCATTGATTTCGGCTGGTATCATGGCTGATCTCCTTTCTGCTCCAATAGGAAAGAGCCTTCTCCGAATGAGTAATGACCGCGCACTCTACTGTATGAGATATGACATACAGGATTGCTGTCATCATCACCTAACTTTATACTCCATTGTCCGCCGGAAGAGTCTCCATTATGCCCATTAAACTTGAGAACTTTTTGATGGGGGTATTTGTCATTCAGTTCCTTGACAACTTCTTCAAATTCGCATTTTAGAGAATCCATAGCACATTCATCTTGTACTAAAATTCGGTCGTATGCCTGGGCGAACTCACACATTTCCTGCCCCTTGCGGTTTACATTCTTGTAAGTCTGTACATGGTGGATGAAGAACATCATTTTCTACCTCCTTTCTGACACTTCTTTGCTCGATAGACACAAAGGGCAGCACCGATCACTGCTGGGGGAAAGATGAAGGTCAAACAAAAACAGGCGATAGCAGAGACGTAATAGGCGTCTGATGCGGAGTTGATAGCGCAGTCTTTTTTCAGTTCACGGAAGTAACGCTCTTGGAGCGTGTTTACATCTGTTCCTGTGCGGAATGAGGGCACGTAGTTCGTGCCCTGGGTTAATTGTTGCATATACTATGAGTTGTTTGGCATTATAGACAAGTTCTCTTGCATCCTTTAGGATGCAAGAACGGCTGTCTAAATCCCGTGTCGCCAAACAACTCATAGTATAAACCCCGAGGAGTATATATATGACAGGAAAAGACAGCCGTATTGGTTTAATAAATAAACTTCTACTATTTCGTATATAAATTTGCTGAAGACATGAATATCAAAAGCAAACTGATGGACATAAAAAAAGCCCAATTTCGTATATTGAGCATCTCCGCTAGATACTCATCGGTTTAGTAGTTTAAAACTACGAGTTATTTGGCGATACAAATATGAGGATAATATTTGAGAGTGCCAAAAGAACTTAGCTTTATTTGATGCTAAATATCAATTCCGATAGTTGCTCCTATTCCTGTTCTGATTGAGTACTGGGCAGAAATGTAAAATCGACAAATCGGATATGGATTTTTAGTTGGGAAGCGGTATTTGGCAAACACTTTAAATTCTCCGGTAGTTCCATTGGATGTGGTTTTATAGTAGTTCCCATTATCTCCTAATATATGAAATTCATCAAAGCAATTCCGGTATTTAGTTCCTACTGCAATTCCGACACCAGCACCTAATGTAAAGTTTTTAAAGTCATATCCCATATCAAAAGTGACAGGGGTGTAATAAGTACCTTCTTCTTTAACGTCTTCTGACATTTCATCCCAATTGACTCCAGCATTATAATCTTCTCCTTTTGTTCCTTTTTGGGCGGGGATAGCTATGCTGAGACCATAATATATTTTTTTATGGGTATAGTGGATGCTGACGGGGATATATCCTTCACTTGTGTATCCAAACCCTACACCGAAAAATGAAGTTCGCTGGGGAATATCACTTTCTTTTTTAGTTGGTGTACTTGCGTTAGGCTTTGACTCACTAACAATAGTTTTGTTTGCTCCTGATGTCCACTTTTGTAGATCCGAATTTTGAGCAGAAGTACTGCATACTAAGGCAATTATGCCCACGAATAGTAAGATGATTTTTTTCATTTGTGTGGTTTTAATTTGTTACGGAACAAAGATAGTGGTAATATATTTGTAATGCCAATAGAATAATGTATTTTAGCTCAAAAATAAATGACTATGGAGCAAAAGTGTATTATATCAGAACAGTCGCGAAATGAACTTGATAAAAATACGGTTGATTTCTATTTAAACGAAGCGGAAAGACAGTTAGAGGGTATAGTAGATGTATCTAATAGGATAACTGATAGATCATATATTCTATTAACAGGTATTATTACTGTGTTGACTGGATTCGGGTGGATATTAAATATGCAAGAAGGAAATATAAGTCTTGTGTTAATATCTATCATTGGTATATTGGCTTCTGTTGTGGTTTTGGGTATTTTGATATTGAAAATTATATGTATTCATACTATTTGGTTGTCTGGTAAAAAGCCTTCAGAACTCGATATTGATATTTTCATGAACTATTATCGTTCTTGCAAAATAAAATGCAATAAGCGATATGTGAATATTGTAGCTGATCATTTAGAGGCTATTGAAAACAAAATAGCCCTTAACCTGGAAGATATTAGGATAAGGACTATTTGGTATGGCCGTTGTTTGAAGATATGCTTTTTTACGATCTGTATAATAGTCTGTATACTGATTGCGGAGCATTCTACTTCTGTTTGGGCTTTGGTGCACCATTGGTTTGAACTCCACTGCCCGGTCTGATTTGAGGTTTGATCGGTCTACTAGGTGTTCCTTTACTCATGATTAAATATGGCGAATCCCTCACTATAGTGTGCCCACCGGTGTTATTAACCGGAACCAGATATCTGGTTACACTATGGCAAGGGATTCATGTTTTAATAACGATATTGGGCAGGTGCTAAAGTACAATCTTTTTCAGATTCGGCAAAAAGTAAGCGGAGTTTTTTGCTCCGCTTACAAATGAAAGTTAGAAGTTGGCTACTTCGTAATATTTAAAAAAGTAATATAGCGCTACCTTGTGCCATTTGGTCAGCTCTTTGTCACCGGACAGAAGTGAGGATACGGTGCATTTGTCAATACCTGTATAGTTGCTCAGGTGCTTACTTTTTAATCCCAGGCGTTCCATTCGTCTTTTTATCCAATCAACGGTAATACCGTCGATGTCTTTACGGTCGAAGTTTACGGCAGATACGGTCAGCTTCCAGTTGTCCGGGATTTCTCCTTTAAACATTTCACGGATACGTTCAGTCAGTTCTTTTTTACTAAGGAACTTGTCATTTACCAGATCTTTTTGTTCTGCTCGAACAATTAACCGGCCTTCATTATAGGAGACAACTTCAATGGAGATGTGCCCCATGCGCTGATACTGCCTTGCAAATTCATCTATTCGCTTTTTACTCTCGGCAGGGAGAGGTAGTAATTCAAGATTCTTCATAATTCATCAATTTACGTTTTGATAATCGGGTATTTAATAATACAATATACTTTGTAATGGAGGGGCTTTCGCCCCTCCGGATCACAATTTGATGAGTCTCATTTGCCCAATGTCGAAAATAGCGATCTGCCCATTTTCACGTCCGAATTGCTTGGCTTCTTCGAGATTAGTGAAAATCCTGATGGAGTCGAAATAAAACTGATTGTTTTCTTCGTTAAGCCATCCACCGACTTTCTTTTCGTGCATCAAAGCATGATTAAGAACTCTTTTCAATCCTTCTTCTCCGAAACAGTCTTGGGTTTCAAGATAGGCGACTGAAATACCTTTTGTGACCTTTTTTAAGGTTGTGAGGTCAACCGTGAATCCGTCAGGATTCGCATCTGCTATCTTTAGGATAGCCTCGAACAATTGTTCCATAATATAAAAGAACTTATGCGGACGTCACCCGCGTTTGTTTGACACTGCAAATATATAGAAAAGTTTGCTACTAACAAACTTTTTGTTGTTTATTTGTTTGCTACTAACAAACTTTTATCTGTTTCTTAGACTTTCTTCGGTTTCCTCTTTACGTCTGATCGATTCGTCCATTGCGTACAAGGCATCAAGAAAAAGACCTTTTCTGATTTCCGGCTTTTTGGTCATGTCTGATTGTGCAAGGGAGTCAAGTAGTCGGAGCTGCGAATCAAATACACGACCGTTACTTTTTCCTTCTCCGGAGAATATTCGTGGATAAGCTTCGGCCATGCAGGAGAGACTTCCTAGAATGTACCAGTACATAGTTATTTTTTTATCTTCAGGGAGATGTTGCAGAATGGCTGCATCTTTATCCAGACAATTGATATCGAACTCTTTTCCACGATGCCACAGACAAGCTAACAGGTGATTGATCTTTTTAGGATCTGATTGCATGGCGTCCAGGTATGTTTGCAGATACATGAATTGTGCAAAGGTGATATCGAATAATTGGTCTTCCGGGCCGGTGAATTTTCTTAAGCGGCAACGGAGGGTTGGATAAGGATTGGTTGTCAGTTCAGGGTTAATAAGGTATTGTTTCAATGAGGTATTGAGGCGGTTCTCTACTTTACGAATCAGAAAGTTGAACTGATCAGCAAGCAGGCTGATTTCTTCCGGAAGGAGAAAGTATTGACGGCTGCGAATCTGGAAACGGACAGTTTCACTTTCCTGCCCGATTTTTATACGGACATATTCCTTGAATATTTTTTTGTGCCGGCATACGTGCGCTTTTAGACAATAAAGCATCATGTAGACTTTAACTTGCTCTACCGGTACATTTGATTGGGTAAGTGCTACTAGATAAAGAAGCTGCTTGGGGGTTAGTTCGTCCCAGTTTCCCGGTATCTTGTAAATATCGTCATTGATTTGTATTGTATGCATGATATTATGATATTGAGGTAAATAGCTTTTTGTCTTTGGAATTGAAGTTCATAGCTTGAGATATTGTTTCAATTCCAAGTTCCGTCCCGTTTTCTGTCAGGTAGGAGCGTATCTTGCCGGCGTAGTATGTTGCCTGATCGGCGAAGAAGTTACCGTTTGCGGACGGATCTTGATAAATCGGTCGGATAGTGGGGGAGTATTCGATCTTTCTACCGGATATACGTTGCTCGGTTGTTTTCTGTGAGGTGTACAACTCGGCTGTTTTATTGGCAAGATAACGGATAATATATTCAATAAGTATCTTCTGTTTGGGTGTTTCCTTACTTTTAGAGAATGCTTCTTTCATTGCTTCATATACTTTGTCCGATATCATTTCCCGGACGTTATGTTCCTGAAGCTGGCGAATGGTAGGGAACATGATGCGATAAGATAATATGGAGTAGTCTATATTTACCATGCCGATATCTTGAAAATCCGTCGCATTACGGATAAAACAAAAGCGGGAAATAGTGTCAGCGACATAGTCAGAATAATCCGCCTTGTTTTCTTCCAGGTAGGATATCAACCGGTCGAGAGCTTGCATTCCCCGGAAGCATAGGTTTACTTTGGCTGCTGCAATTTTTGTGTCACTGGCAGGAGAACGTTGCCCTTGTACATTACTTACTGTGATGCCGCTGTCTCCAAACATGACACCTAATTCGTCAGTAGCAAGCATTAGGGTCAATGGGCCGAGTGCACGTAGTAATCTGTCGCATAATTCAGATTCTGGGCATTCTTTTGCTTTTTTGATGACGGACTTTCCGATGTATGGCTCTATGTAGATATCCAATGCGTCTTCGATATATGGTTCGATAGACTCATAAGGCAGCGAGGCGTTTATTTTGACTACCTTTTTAAAAGTTTCGATGTCGGGGATGAGTATATTCATTTTTGTTCAGTTTCCGGGGTTAAACCTGTGTTCTTAGTTGCTCCCGTACCTTTGTCAAGTGTGGTCAACTGGCAGTTAGTTACGGCAAAATAGATGTCTTTAGGCCACTGGTTTATAGCCTTGACAAAGTATAGAGGTTCCAGAGTTAGATCTTGATACATTTTCATTAGTGCCTGTTCAATAGTGAATAGCTCGCGGGCTTCGGTACCATTGATACTTTTTCCCTTTCCCGGAGCTGCGCCGATAATGCTGGGGTGTACCCCCATTCCGTAACACATCATGTTACTGACTTCTTCACTGTCTTCGATGTATTCTCCACCTTTGAAGAATGATTCGAGAGGGGTGATAATGATATCTTTATCTTCAAATCCTTTTATACGGTCATAGCGAAAGTGGGATATAAAACCTTTGCCGGCATTTTCTTCGCCGGCTAAGAAGTCGTTCATGTCTTGAAGGAATTTACCTCTGCGGATTGCCTTTTCATCATCTTTGACAATCTTTTCTGATGCGTATAGCTTCTCCCAAAAGGTTTCTTGGATATAGATAATGTATCTGAGTGCCATTTGATTCTTGATCAGTGATTTTTTGAAAACAGGGATTGCACTGGAGAAATCATACCAGCCGGACGCAAAAACGCTCCACCAATACGGATGGCTGTAATAAAAACGTCCTGGAGTGGAGATACGAAGATTGTGGATGAACCTACGATCTTTGCCTACTATTGTTTTTCCGTTGTTGTTAGGCGCAAGCCCGATTCTTATTTTTAAATCGAGCAATGGAGATTGCCTGTCGAGCAGGGGAGTGGCGACAAGATCTTCCGGTGTTCCTTTATGCCATTCGGCTGAGTAACCGTGCCACTCGCTTTTCCCGGTCTTCTCGTCAATCTCACTTATTCGGGAACAGGTAGACTCTTTTGCTTTGATTTGCACGATACGGGGAGATTTATCATCATTGTTAAATATATACTCCAGATAGCCGTCATAGAATATAACAAGGTCATTGGCTAACTCCATACGTATAAAATTGAAGTTGTTGTTTTCGAGGAATTCAAAGATTTCCGGCTGTTCCTCCGGGAGGACTTCTTCTTTTATTATTTTCTTTGTAGCCTTATCGCGATACTTGCGATATACGAGTATGCTGTCTCCGAATACGACTTTGTTCTTGAATTCAATGTTGCTTCCTACGGTAACATTAATCCCTATTTTTTTCATAATGTCGTAAGGCATATTATTATTTCGTCCACGTTGCATAAATTTAATTGGAGCCGCTTTTCCTTTGGGAGTAACTTCAATAGCGGATGTGTTTTTGTCAGTGGTGATATCGGTGTTATCACTGAATTTGATAACATTATTGCCACCTTTTAAGACGGCATAGGTATCATATCCTTCCAGAATAAGGTTAGCTGGTGCCTGTTGCAGTTTTTGCTGTTTCATTAGAAATATACTTTGAAATTATTGAATTTGGTGACAAGGCACCGGCGAATCTTTTTGGGGGTAACTTCTCCACAGGGTAATACATTGATTGTGCTTCCGCTGCTATGGAATGAAGTTAATACTGCTCGATCGTAAGTAACCAATTCGCCATTGCTTTTTTTGCAGAATTGGATAGAGAATTCAAGAGGCTTTCCGTCTTTTCTGCGTTCCATTATCTGCCAGATCTTACTTTGATGTATTCTTTTGTCTTTTAGCATGATTGATAAAGATTAAGATGATAAATACTATTGGAATCCCGATGATTAGTCCGTATTTGATGCCGTTGTCTATTCCGGTTGCGACGGAATTACCGGCGTCTCGGTGAGACTCTAATTTGCTGTCTTGCTGAAACGTGATATCAGTTTTCGTCTTTTGCTTCTCAGATATGTGTACAGTGTCATTTTCTTGTAGCAGGGTTTTGATATTCTTCTCGCTCCCCTCAATCTCGATATCCGATATCGGGGGTAGGCCGGTAGCCGGATTTGTAGCTTTCGATGTGTCGAAGTTGACTTTGATCTTCCAACCTTTATCGGCTTCTTCCTTATTGAAGTTGAATCGGGAGTAGATATCTCCGGTTCTATCGTACAGAGTTGAATCTGAGATAGAAAGATTACTTTGCTCTTGAGCGCTACGATCTTTTTGATAAGTAGTACGGCAACTACACAATAGCCAAGTGATAGTGAGGCTAGCAAGAAGAATGAGGGTGTGTACATGATGTTTCATTGTTTTCGGTTGTTACACAATAGGTTTATACATTTGAATCGTTTCAGGTCGGCTATTTCGTTTTCGTTATCCGCTATCTTTTTATCCTGATCTATTTGATTGTTTTCTAGCTTTTCTATACGGGTAGCCCACTTTGTTTCGCTTTCTATTCTCTCTTTCTTCATAGCTTCTTTGTCGGCTCTCAAGTCAGCGATTAGTTCCTGATATACATCTTGTACGGAGCTGAGAGCTTTGGCTTCCGCTTGTTTTTTTGTGTACTTGAGTGTAATCACCCCAGTGATGAATGACAGGAGACCACCACCGAGTATGAATGTGAGTAGATTCTGTGTAATGATATCGTTCATGACCTTCTTTTTATGCAAAGGTATCAGCTACCTGGTAGGTCATAAAGGACACGCCTACGGCAGAAAAACAAGTATCACGAGCGTGATGATTTTTGAGGGGACAGGTGCTGCATATAAGGGAAATTGAAAAACTTTAGGTCGAAATTTCTTTTCAGGGCGGTGCGTGGTCTTTTGACCGATAAAGGGGAAATTTTTCCCCTTGAGAACCCTTTATTGGTTGGACGCCAGCTTCTTGCATTTTTTGTTATGGGAATTACATGAGATTAAAAAAAATGCCGGAAAACGGTTCGGAAAGCTTTATTTGTTTTTTGTCGCAAACTAAAACAATTTAATCATTCCGAACCGTTTTCCGGGAATACGCCCTTTTCTCATCCTTTTTGGTGGGGCAGAGTGGTATTTCTGTTTTGTTGTCTCTTTCTCCTTTTTCTGCCTGTCGCCACTTCATAGGTATGTCTCTTTCGAGGTATGTTTTCCGACTTTATTCCGCGAAGGTAAATGTTTCTTTTCCTATGCAAAGCTCAAGCCGTCTAGTTTATCTTAAAATCTCCACGCCTGCGGGTTGTATTTGAAGATAAAAGCTTGGCGTCGTTGCAAGAAACACCTTCTAGGGCGGCATAAAGGCGAAACATACCCCGAGCGAAAGCGACGGAATAAAAAAAAGCTCCAGGTAGGGAGAAAGAGGATAAAGGCTTACACCCTCCGGACTTCAAGTTCAAGAATAAATTAACAATAAACACAGTATAATAGTATAATTATGAAAACAAGAAACGTACCGGAAAGTTGGAAAAGACAGTGGTCAAAGTTTATGTATTGCTTTTTTGATTATTTGCCCGTCAAGTATGAAGCGAATGAAAGAGAATGGAAAGTACGGAAAATGATTTGGGATTTTAAAGATGGGAAACGTAGTTTAGCGGTGGCAGAATTGATTGCAAAGAAGATACGGGAACAGTTCGGGGCGGAATGTGAGAATATAACGTTTACCTGTATTCCTGCCAGTTCTTCAGATAAGAATGAATCACGTTACAAGAACTTTGCGGAAGAAGTGGCAAGGCTGACAGGCTGTAAGAATGCTTACCAAGCGATAACAGTAGAAGGAAAACGGTTGGCTATTCATGAATACAAAGGAGCCAAGGCGTTACAGGAAGTAGAAGTTATCAATTTTGATGAATCTTTTTTTAAGGACAAGAAGGTACTTGTATTCGATGATATCTTGACACAAGGAACGAGCTATGCACGTTTTTCATGCACACTTGAAAATATGGGCGCAGAGGTTTTGGGAGGATATTTTTTAGGTAGAACTTTAATGATATAAGAATATGAATAATTTATTTGATATAGTAGGAGAGAGCAGACATCTAAGTGATAATGAGCTAATATATAATATAACGAATAGCGAGCAAGCTGTTTCCCAGTTCGTGGAAGCATTAAGTCACAATGAAGATTTGTCCGTAGAAATGTTGTTTGAGGGATTAACGCCAGGAAGAAAAAGAGTGGCGTTGGCAGCAGTGGAACTGTATAAGAGAATGCAGGAACGTAAATTTGAAAAACAGGTAGTGAAATCCAGTGAAGACGTTTATAAGATAATGTGCCCTCTGATTGGTGAACTGGAGATAGAAGAATTTTGGGTACTGTTACTGAATCAAGGGTCTAAAGTTATCAAGAAGATAAGGTTGTCAAGTGGCGGTATTGATGGAACATATGTAGATGTAAGATTATTATTGAAACAGGCTGTATTGAATAATGCGACGAGAATAATAGTTGTGCATAATCACCCGAGCGGAAATAAACAGCCGAGTATGATAGATAATAGGTTGACGGATAAAATAAAAAAAGCATCTGAAGTAATGGAGATACATTTGGATGACCATTTGGTTATCTGTAATCATAGCTATTATAGCTATTCTGATGAAGGTCGTTTATAAAGGGAAGGGTGCAGGGGCACCCATTCCGTTTTGCTCGCACGCTCGCAAAACGGAATGGGACCCAAAATAGGTATTATTTATTTGATTTTCGTTCCTTGAATCACGAAGAGGCGTGAATGCTATTGGTATATTATTTATTTATTATTCAGAAAGAAGATTCCTCCGGCACGTGTACCCGGCAGAGTGAAATAGAAATTCATTCCTAGCCATAGTGTGTCAAATGCATCTGTGATGTGCGTTTTATATTCGTCCGGATTATCAGGTGTGTCGGGTGTTCCTTCAGGTGTTTTATCCTTTTCAAATCCGTTTTTTCCCTGTTTGACCCCAGTTTGTTCCATTGCTATTTTCAGGAATTCGTTTTGATGAAGGTTTATTTGTATCCAAAGAAATTGCGGATCTCCTTTTAAGGTTAAGTCAATGTTTAAATGCTTCCATTCGTGTTTCGGAGCTTGTCCGACATATACCATTGTGACATGATATCCGTTTTCTTTGAATACACGTTCGATGATGTCTGCATAGGTTTCAGTAGAAGATCCGGATTCCCATGTAAAGGTATGGTCATAGTAGATGACTACATCTCGATTAAGCTTCGGACGGTAATAGTCGGCTATCATTTTGACTAGGTCTTGCAATTTTCCGGGAGTTTTGACGTAAAATGACTTGAGTACGCGCATCGTGTGATCATCCAGCTGTCCGATGACTGCGGTGGATATGGATGCATTGGAGTCAAAGGCCAGATGAAGCTCCTTTGAAAAATTGAGGTCACCGTCGCCCAGACAACCACATGTCGTTAGTTTGCTCCAGTTACTGCCTAAATCCCGGAGACGTCCGTTATCGCCAGGTGTGTAGAAGTGAATATCATCATCCAGAGCCGAATAAAAGCAATTTTCAATCCGGAATAAACGCTCGTTCATAAAAGCAGTACGCCAGATCAAAGGAGGCGAGTTCCGGTACATCTGCCAAATGAAGTCTTCACCGAGTACTTCCAGATTGTCGAACACATCATATTCACCGTAGAAGACGGTATATTCCTTTGTTTTTCCCGGGAGAGGTTTGATAGGAGGTTGATATCTCCGTGCAAGGTCTAAATCGCGTTGATATTCTTTGATCATGCGCATTACATGGTCAGTGAGTGGCTTTCGTTTGTATTCTTGTAGCTTGAGATACAATGTTCTGATTAGATTGATATGTGCAGGCGACATCTCGTCTATCTTATCGAGAATCCATTTTCCCATAGAAGCAGTCGGCATATCTGTTGAGTAACTTACGCTGTGGTGATGAGGACAGTCGCCGAAATATTGCCGATTACCACGATTGGCGGGATCTACTTCACTTTTAATTTTCTCATAATTGAGAAACTTAGCTTCGGGACCTATCACCCAGTCGAGTGACATAGAGTTTGCGGACATTCCTTGATTGAAGGAGAGAATTACCATGACGGTACCATTCCAAAAATGAAATGCATTGCTCCAGCCATCGCCTAATACCGGGCGTACCGGTTTGGCGAATCCCATGCTTTCTGGAGCTTTGTGGCCAACGACATAATGTATTCCTTGTATATATCCCCACTCAGCAAGTGCTTTGCAGATTGCCGGTAATGTGTTTCCCCATGCCTTGGCGTAACTCGGAGAGATTAGGCCGCCTAAAGAACCCGGCATTTCCCATACGTTGCGGAGAATGATGCGTGCGTCAATCCCTTCGGATTTTCCGGTACCACGTGAGGCAACTATATATTCATCATGTGCATTGATAGACATGGCATGGCGTTGCATCTTATTGAAGAACTTGTCTACAACCTCATCTCGTTTTCTGCGGAGTTCATATGCGGAGAGGGTAGGAGAGTTCTGCGGATTCATTCTTTCTCCTCCTCTGTAATAGGTTTGATGTCTACTGCTCTTTTACTTAGCATTCCTTTAAACAAGGTGCGCAGCTCTTCCCGTTTTTCTTCAAGGTTTTCAATCTCTTCAAGTCCTTCCAGGAGGGTGACGTCGTCCGAAGGTTCGAATGACGGAGGAATCATTTGTGAATAATCGAATTTATTATCATCTTTATCTGCACGTGTATATTTGCCTATTTTATCCAATGCGGCAGCAGCTCCTTTTGCATCTTCTTTGTCCATTGCCATATTAAAAGCCCTCTTACCACCTTCTACAATCATATACCGGTACCAGGATGTTGCAGCTAGTTGGATATTTCCGACTAACCGGTTGATCATACCGATATCCCGGTAGGCTTGTGATTTGGAAATCGGTTCTGCATTTCCTCCACAACCGTGTATTAGGAAGTTTACCAACTCAGTGTCCGGAATAAGTGGTTCTTCCATTTTTTTACTGACACATAACATCATACGTTTTTTGATTTCCATTTCCCTGGGGGAAAGGATGGTTGTCGATTCGTCCTTATCTTTGTATAAAGCTCGTTCGATTCTCTCGTATGTAGGATCTTTCTTTGGCATTATTCATTGATGCTTTGTTCTTTCATGTATTTATCAGCAAGAGGTTCGGCGGCAGGACTGCCAGCAACGGCCAGTTTGATAACTGTTTTCCGGAGATTGAGCTTGGTCTGAAGTCTCCCCTGATGATAGGAGGTATATATAGGTGAACTGCAATGATTTTTACATATATCACAGAAGTAGTCACGTTGATCAGTCGGGATATCTAGCAGTATTGCGATTTCTGCCGGAGGTAAAAGTGCTGCAGACATATCTTTTATTTGCTTTAATATTTCTTCGGACAGAGTCATTATTCTAAACTTTCATAGTGGATAGCGTCTTCATACGCTTGATTAAACATATTTGAGAAATACTCGAAATGCTTTCCGGAAGTGAAATAAAAGCCGTTTTCCCATCGGTGGTTTTGATTAAGGTTAGCAGATCCTGCAATTCCAAATTTATATTGTTCGTTTTCGACTAGCAATAGTTTGGCATGGCAGGAATCAATCCGGATTCTCGGACTAATATTTGAAGCAAACAGTAATAGATCAAGCTTATGACGTTTTACGGTCGTATCCAGCAAAAGAGTAAGGCTTTCGATTTTCTTTTCGTCTGAAAGGAAGAAAAGTGGACGCAGACTGTCTTCCGAGATACTGAATGTTGCTATTTTTACGTGTGCCGGGCCTATATCCGATAAAAGAGAGGGCAACACTTCATGTATTGCCCATTCTCCTTTGTGCATGAATGGCTCGATAGAACCGGGGCACAATGCAAGTGGAAAGTTATCCTGCACTCTTTTCACCTTGTGTTGCTGTTATCTCTGCTTCCAGTATGGCAAGTTCCGTCTCATACTTCTCAATGCGGTCCAATGCATTCTGCATGACAGTCTGTTTGTTGTCCTGCCTGGCTCGTTCTGAAGCGGCTTTGCTGTTGGCTATATTATTTTTCAAACGCTTGATTTGGCGGGCAATTTCAAAACCGCGTACAATACTGTTTTCACTTAGTATTGGCCGCTTTTCTTCAAGTTGCAGTTCACCTTTCCCTTCCGCCCAGGTATCGATCTGTTTCCAGAGTTTGCGACGTTCATCATCGAGCTTGCACAGTTCTTCGGCTATCGGTTGTCGTTCTTCTGGTGGTATGTCTTGGTTGGCCACATCATTATGCAAACTTGCATATAAAGGTGCTATTTCTTTGATACGTGCGTAAGCTTTCCGGATAGAAGGACTGAGTGATTCTTCCGTGATAATCTTGACACCCGGAGTGTTCAGTGTTTCGCATTCGTTTCGTAAGGCGGATAGTTCAGACATTTTTTCGTCAAATTGCTCCTGAAGGGATGCCAGTTCTTCGGTATGGCTTTCGCTGTCATTTTCCAGATCATCAATACGGGACTGCAATTCATTGACTAATATTTCAAGCGAAGTGATATTTGCTTGTTTTTCTTCGATTACTTTTTTCCGTTCACTCTCGTTTATGGTCCTAACCACGGCAATTTCCTCAAGAGCGGCAGGATATAGTGAAGGAGAATATTTGATTTCCTTGTCAATTTTCGACAGGCAATTGACAAGCTGGGTGAAATGCGGGTCAAAAATATGTGGACTTTCCGGAGCTGTATCTAGGTAAGCTGCGTATTTCTTTTTCATAGACTCTTTAGCAAGAATCCCGAAAAGAACCAGACCGTCAGCATATTTGCGCTGGCGGTCTCCTAACCATTGGCTGAGTTGTTCTTGTCTGATCATATTATTCGATTGGAGGCGTTGGGGCCGGTTTTAATCCGCCTATGACTTCCATATCGATGGGAGTTTCCAGGAAGATCGCAGAGTAATTGGAATCGGCGGTAGCCGTATAGGTGGTACCGCGACGGTCGCTTCTTGCTTTTCCTCCATTGAATGAAGGAGCGGTAGAAGCATATAATCCCGGTTGCCCCATGATCATTTGTCTGCCGTCAGAGTCTTCAAAAACGTAATAGCCTGCTGTGTTTTTTACCAATGCATTGAATGCATGCATTTCAGGAGTATTGCCGGGGAAGAAGAAGCTCAGTGTTTGTTTATAGCTGATCCCGTCAGCTTCACCTTGCTGCTCCGCTTTATAGTCGACTGTTGCATCTGTACTATATAGATAAATAGGTTGCTTATACGTCCCTTCTGCAGGAAAAGCAAATGTACCGGCTGCCGTCACTAGTGCTTCATTGTCTGCTGCTTTGCCGGGATCCGGAACGGTGGGTACTGTATTGGGTGCATCAAATGGGACGAACAGTAACCGTCCTTTATATCCACCCATATTATTTTGACCGACATTCCATTTCAGCGGTGCGAAGGCCGGACCAGCTGCCAACATGGTCAATGTATTTCCATCAAGATGACATGTCTGAGGGTGTAGTTCCGGGATTGCAATAACCAAAGCCACAAAGAACATACAGAGTATTAGGTAAGTATATTTTTTCATTAGTGTAATTGTTTAGAGTGAATAGGATAGAGCGACCAAAATGGCCGCTCATTTTTTTATCTCAGTTTAGGTATAAGCACCGGTTGCGGTTGTAACTGCGCCTTCCACGACAGTCACTTCCTGATCGGCAGGTTTAGTCTTACCGTCTACAGCAGTAAATTCAATAGTGTACTTGCCGGGTGTGAGACCGATGATGCATTGACCATTACCACGTTCGGCAACTTTACCTTTGATGGTCCAAGCAGCATTCTCCGTTCCTGTGATGTCGACTTGTACACCTCCGGTCTTGCAATAATCCCCTGCAAGGTCTAGAGATTCGTTCTTTTGCTCGTTACAGCGGTATACTTTTTCGTGCCAGTCGCGGATACGGGTATCATAACCCGTTTGTAACCAGAATTGCCATTCATTCGGATCTTCGTAGATGTCACGAATTTGACAGAATTTGGTTGCGGCCTGAGTGTTGAAAGCGACATCCATGTTGCCTTTTTTCTGAAGAACCAAACGCGATCCTTGGCCTAGTGCTTCATGGGAGAGAATTTCGAGAGCAGGGCACATTGCGTCTTCACGCAAAAGTTCAATCATACGCTGCATTGAAGGATACTCCTGCATACGCAGTTTGTTGCGGAGAGCAGAGCGTGCAGCTATTAATACCGTTTCAGCACAAAGCAGCTGTGGAATTCCTGACTTGGAGGAACGCAGGTAAGTGTTGGCACCACCAATCCATTCAACCAAATTTTCATAAGCGGCGGAGTCTGTATCCTTTGTAGGCAAAGTAAAAAGACCTGATGGGGCAAAGTTGCCGCGAGCAGCATTGACATCACCTGTTGTAATCAGCATGTCGGCTTTGGTAAACAGACCGTCAAATGCGCCTGAAGGTGAGGTTGAGTCTTCGTCACGTTCTGCATGAAACAATGTATATACCACGTCTTCGATATGCGATTTTACCAACGTGAAGGCTACACGGGTTTCAAGAGGATGTTTCTTGTTGATGTTGCTGACCGGCTGACCTCCTACGATCAACAATTCACCGTCGTCGTATTTTTGGGAGTTCTCTTTAGTGATACATACAACATCTTTCGGTTCGATGACGGAAGGTTCATAACCGAGCAGCTTATCAACCAGACGGAAGTCTTTTCCAATCTTGTAAGACTGGGTTCCGCCGGCACGACGGCGCTCATTGATTAGGGCATGTTTGCCTTGCAGATCCATCACGTTCAATCCCAGTTTGGCGGCAACTTCCTGTAAGGTGGCAAATGGGAGCGCGCGAAGAGCCTTATCGTAGGTGATTAAGGCTTCGTTCAATTTCGATACGTCAATTAATTTTGGAGACATATTCTTTAATAGTTAAAGTTGGTTAGTAAATTAAAGGAGGCCGTCAGTTTTCAGGCGTTCTGTGATTTCCAGATAATTGCCGGCATTTTTGTCGCAGTAAGCAGCCAGATCTTCCTTCTCTCCGCTTGCGGCAGGTTCACTCTTGGGAGCTGGGGATCGTTCACCCGGCGCCGGTGTTTTCTTCAAATTAGCTACTTGTTCTTTGAGCTGGGTGATATCTGAATCCTTGGCACTTACCTCGGTTCTCAGATTAGCGATCTCTTGGTCCTTTTCGCTTACCGTCGTTTTGAGTGCGGCTATCTCAGTAGTCGCTTCAGATAATTTTTGATCGATCTCCTGTTTAGCTTGTACGAGAGAACTGTTCTCCGATTTCAGACGGGCGAATTCATTATGCAGGGAGTCGAGATTCTCTGCTGATAGTTCGGTCGTTACTGCCTTATCTTGGCTGATATTCAGAAAAGATAAAAAAGCTGACCATGATTCTTTTAAAGTCATTTTGTCTTTGAATGAAGTTGATAATACTGGCACGGAATTCGTGTCCATACCCGCTGCCAGGAGAACGGATGTGGAACGATCATAGAGGCGAACGGCATTGGAATTTGCCGGAATATCCACAATAGATGCTTCCATTAACTCGCATTCCGTGACAGTTTCACGGGTTTGACCGGGTACTAGAAGATCTTTGTTTGCTGAGGTAGCAATAATGCGGATTCCGACGCTTGCAGCGTTGTAAGTCCCTGCTTCGTATTTTGCGGCAATTGCTTTTGATAGATCATCAACTTTGTCGAAAATAGGAATGGCAGAAAGTTCGTCGCCGTTAAGTTGTATATCCTCCCAATGACCGATAGCTTTTGAATCTCCCCAAATGGGAGAACCCTCATCACGGAAATGCATATATAGCATGACCGGGTTTTTCTTGAATGCTTCGATTAGCATTCCGGAAGTAAGTACCCGGAATCCGTAACGATTGAGTGAGGAATCGGAAAGAATGATACGTTTTTGGCTCATTATACTGATTTTGGTGCAATGATACATTTATTGAAAATGGTACGGAAGGACGAATTATAAGTTGTAGTACTGAAGTATCGGATAAATAGAGGTTCCTGATAACTGTAATTCATAGCCGCTATAATCAGTCACTTTTTTCCCGATGATTTTATTCAGACTTCCCAATAGTGGATATTGTGCTGTACCATAAATATATTCATATCCGTTGGTATCTTTACAACGGAGAATACATCCTTCGACAATCTTATAGCGTAAATTATCAGCTTCTTTTAGGCTGATAGCTGCTTTGAGAAGCCGGATGTTTGTTGAATATTTATATATCGTACCTCCGGAGGTTTCATTAGGGGTGACAGTCGGAGCTTCAATAACACCTAGAGTGTGGAGGGGATGCCAGGTGTGTCCCTCTGTAATTTTGATACACGCAGTGTTCTGATGAACAGCAAACAATGCAATTTCATTTTTAAATAGGATATCGGCACTTAATATGCCTCCCATATTATTATAATTATTCATAAAGTGTTGATTTTCAATTAGTACGCATTTTTGAGTCGTTTTTCGAACATTTTTCGATCAAAAAAAGGACAATTAACTACACTTGCCCGGCTATTTTTTTGAGCGATTATAACCTCTTTTTTTCTCTTTCCGGCGAATTTCGGCTCTCCATCGGTAATAGTTCTTTTTGAATGCATCCTCTGTGATTGAATCAATTCCATACATAGTCATGAAATTATGTATCGCATTGATATAAGTGATACCATAGGTATGCTTTTGTTCGTCCAGGAAGTCATGGGCTTCTGCCCATAACATTCGATCGATCTTTCGTACGAGGATAATCTGTGAACGTATTCCCAGATAATTGTATGTTTTGGGATTTTTGCCTAAACTGCGTTCCGGCAGGATAATTTCTAGATTTCCATGATCAATGACGTTGCATGGACGTCGTTCAAGTAGGTCGTAGATAAAGTGGTAGATATCCGTATTATCCGGAAAACGAATCGGAGAGTCCTGCATATTACAGAACTTTCCGATAAGATACTCCTTAAGATGTGGTGGTACTTCAATCTTAGTAGTAATCATAAAAACGTTTGGTTTAGGTATGGAGCTAATGTACAAAAAAGAAATGAAGAAACCTTGTATATCAATGAAAAAAGAGTGTATTCAGTGTATCACCCTTTCCAAAACCGTACTATTTTTTTGTGCGATTGTGCAAAATAACTATGAACTTTTACTTAAGTGTTGAATATCAATTTGTTAACCCCGTACAAAATGATGTACTTTTTGGCACAAAATCATTGTTTTGCGTACAAAATGCATTTTTGTGCCTTTTTGTACGAATCGTACGTTTTTGTACGAAAATCGTGCAATGTGTAAATATCTGATTTTTAATGTAATAAATGAAGAAAAATAGGTGTCTGCACGAAAGCACAAAATTTTATCGTGTTTTTGGGTAGGGTATTTTTAAAGAAGAAAGAAAAATAAAAAATATATATATGTGTTCCTGATTTTGTCCGGCACTTCCTCCTGCACATTTGTTCAAAACGTTTGTGATAAGATGAAGGGGAGGCGAGGGGGAATGAAAAAGAAAGCCCGGTGCGCAGAAGCACACCGGGAAATAATACTAATGCTATATATAACAGAAATGAACCGACTTGCGTTAGCGTAAATCATCAGGATAAAACACTTGAGAAATGAGTTCGTATTCGCGAGGCAAGGACTTGACGCCGACTACAACACAAATACCCCTTGCGGCAAGCTCATACAGCCTTTGGGTAGTGATGATAGAACTGCGGAAACTATAGTTGCTGCATAGCACAAAATAAGCAGTAGCCAGGTCTACGGAATAAATATCTTTGCGTATTATCTTTTTGGCATCGGATGGGACTTTTGCAAAGCCAAGACGAACGGCCAGGCGTGATATAAGTAACTCTCGATCATCGGCAGACGGAGCAACAATCACCATTATTTTATTCTCTTTTTTTATCGGCATAATGTTGTGTATATCAATGAAAATTTGTATCTTTACAAAGTAATAATTTGGAATAATCTACTCATCTGCGATTCGAGTAGAAGTGGTGCCAATTAACAGCCGGTACTACTTTAGGTACGTGCCGAATAGCACTGTAATCATCAGAAAACTCTAAAAAATCATCTAGTACGTCCTTTCTTGTCGTTTCTTCTATAATATACATAGCAGCTATTTTAATGAATAGATCACGTGATGCGGGCTTGCAGTGTTCGTCAATGCGAATACTGCTCCCTTCAGGTATTGCAGCTAGGATATTATTGACGGCATGGTAGAAGCGCATAAAACGTTCCGGATTCTGGTGATAAACAGGAAGAACTTCTTCTAATATCTCTTGATACGTAAATGGCATTGTTATCGTTTATATTGGGAATCTGACCAGCTTTCATGTAGTAGCCTTTCATGCAGAGAGTTTTTTCCCGTTTGTTTATAGGTATTTTTTCAGTTCTTCTCGATCTATAAAAAAAGCACATGCCATATACTTACCTGGTAATCCAATTGTCTGTGCTTTTGCATCATCCCCACAATCTTTTTCAGTCCCAAAGCCAACAATTGAGCCGCGCGGATCATCCTTAACATCGACTATGGTAGTGGACATTCTCAAACCTTTATTGTCATCTGCTGCCATTTTCTTAATAGCGTCCAGAATTTTATTACCATCATTATTCATATCTTATTTATTCTAGTTAAGATTTTAACTTTTCGTATCTAAGTCCGAAGCACAATTTTATCATTATGCGTTGTAGCCAATTCATAGACTTAAAAACGGGAATAACTGATTTTGTGTATTCATGTACCAATTGAGCTACTGCTTTAGGTTGATCAATGAGAAAATGCGTATTATTATCGTTCATAATATTCCTTTCTGATTTGTTATACTCTATTTATTTCATCATTGATTCTAAGCATACTATCACTGATAAAGTCGTATATTTTATACATAAGCTCCGGTTCCTGTTCCTTCGGGGAATAGACCATTACTCTTTTGCCTGCACCTTTCATCCATCCGGCTTCTGTATTGGCTGACCGACCACAAGGAAGAACCATTACGCACACATCAGCCCATTGCATACCATTGAAATCAGAATTAAATCCTTTTTGTGCAATCGGATGATTGAGAGCTTCTCTGTATTGTTCTGTTGTCCATTGCTGCCAATTAGGATCTATATCAGACCATTGAAAACCACCATTGCCATGAGGGGGATTCCTAAAGTCATATACTTCGTGACCTTTATTTCTAAGAAACGATACAACATCCTGTTGATATGAGTTTCTCCAACTACTTGCTATATAAATTTTTGCCATAAAATTAAGATTCTATTATTAATTATGCTTATCTTTGTGCCACTGTCCGTGAGAGGCAACAATCAATGTTGCGCGACAGATGCAGTTCACGCTGCTTCGCCATGCACGAAAGTCATGGTGCTTTCCTTAGTAGCTCAATGGTAGAGCAGCCTGCAAAGGAAGATGGGGGTTCGAATCCTCCCTTTGATAATTCTAAAAATAGCATATAGGAGCAGACTACATTAAAGTCTGCTTCTCTTTTTTGATTCATATCTATTCTTGAGTTGAGTTATTCTTCATTAATAAAAATTTGCCTCTTATTATCGGGCCATCCTTTTCGGATCATAGTTGATATTTTCTTTTTCTGAAGATTATTGAGAGCTTTTTCTTTAGCTTCCTTCTTATCTTTAGCGGATACTATAAATTCAAAAGTGTCTAATTCAATCGTTACACGATATTTTTTCATTTCTTTATTCGTATTGAAGGTTGTTTACTAACACACTCTGGTGATTTACTACCAAGTGGATTCATGTTCTCGTCATAGTAAGTTGCAGTGTACATGGTTTCTTTAATCTTATGCTTACCACACTTACTACATATATAGGTAAATGGAGCATCAAAAGGCTCTACCCATTTATGACGGTGCTTGTTTGTTGATTTATTCATTTCTTTCTTGTTCTGGATATCACTTTTGGCAATCCAACCAATTCAAAGCACTCTGTAAGCTATTAGTATAATTGGCGTTATAAATATAAGAGACTTCTTCGCCCTGCCTATATTCACGATCATTGTCTGTTTCGCCTAGAATAAACTCCATATTGGTAGTTCCTAACCTAAACACACCTATACAGTAGGTTACACCTTCACGTTTCTTACTCTTTTTGAGTCCTAATAGAAAAATTCCTTGTTTTTCTGACATAATATTATCCCTTTTTAAGTTTAAAAATCAATTTGCTTTTGTTCATATTCAGAGTTTATATCATCTGAATCATTATTACCGGTATAAGTACCTGTACCAACTGTAAAGTATTCGACTCCACCGGCTTTGTCGTCAATAACAGGGCGTCCGTCTTGGTCGACTTGAAAAGGATATCCCGTTTTGCTATCATATTTTTGCGGATTGAAAATATAGCCTTTCCATTCACAGTACATGATAAACTTCTTTTTGAATGCAGTGGGAGAGATGAATTTCCGTTGTGCGGGATCATACGTGCAAAAAGCATCATACAAATCTTTTCTAGGAAGACGTACATTAAGATGTTCAGCGCAAGAGAAGTACTCATCTGCCCAGGAAATGAGAGTTTCACCCATTTCTTGTCGTAACTTACGCTGTTCTAGTCGTTCGCCTGGCGCCTGTATTACCCCAAAATTGAGATATAGCTGAATGCAGTTAGCTAATAAGTTCCAAGTAAGATTCCATTGATCGAAATCCCACTCAGAAAAGAAAAGAGAGCCGAAATCGTCAACCGGTTTATGATTGTCATTGTAGAAATCGGAAAATGCCAACAACCATTGCCTGTCTTTAAATGAAGAACCGCTACCTTTTAATGCATGATTGGTCGCAATATATATTTTGGGAGAGGCTGAGAAGGGTATAGTAAACCGCCCTTCTCCTTTGTGATTAACACTCCAGTCTCCTGTGATATTAGGAAACAGAAACTCGAAATTGAAATTAAGCAACACATCATCTATAAAAACGATTTTCGTGTTTTCTTGAATATCATTCCAAACAAATTGATCATTGAATATATCTGGTCGTTTTCCTGGAATGTAGACAGTGGGAGTGACATGTCTCATGAGTTCTCCAAGTAAAGATTTACCGGAACGACCATTACTTTCTCCGACTTCGGATTGTTTTCCATCCATGCCAACTACCGCCCTGGCTACATTGTTATCCTTAGCTTCCATTGCTAAAAAACCGATAGCACAGAGCTTACTCAACAGATGCATCTTGTTTTCGGCATTTTCATCCGATTCTACTTCTTGCGCTGGTTTTCGCCATGTGAAATTTGATGCGTTTTGGAGAAATTGAAGAAAATGACATTTTTCCCCTTCCTCAGAAATCTCATAGAAATACTTTCCTTCAGCATCCCGTTTGAATGTAATGAGCGGTTTACCGAGATATTTAGCTTTGATTTGCTTACGTTGTTCTTCCCAGATGTGGTGGGTAATGCTTTCATATCCCATTTCTAACACCTTATCTTTTGTAATGTACCAACAGGCGCTGTCGAAGTAGAAGTATTGGCTTTCCCGGTTAGGTTTTATAAAGTTTGGTTCAATGAAATTCAATAATGATAATTTGTCCGGACCAACATATTGGGATACCCCTTTAATAAGCATTTCATTCACTTCTTTCTTGCAGTAATGTTTTGCGAACTGAAACAAATAGTCACGCGCATCAGAAGCTTCAATCATACGAACGACAGGAGGGTCCAACTGAATAAAACGGAATGACTTGTCTAACATTCTTAGGCGGCCAAATCCTCTGTTTTGCAGGAAATTATGTGAATTGACATAGCAAAACTGGTATTCAATGCGCGTATCTCCTCCTCGAATGTTCTTTTCTACTTCTTCCCAGAATTTTTCATCATCATCGAAAGGTTGTGCTAAGACAACTTTACCACTATCATCGAATTTCCAGCGATATCTTCCGAATACAAATTCCGGAAGATTTTTTAGTACATCTCTATGTCTCTCTGCAAAAGATTCATACGAATGCAAGCACCATAATTCTTGAAGCTTGTGGTCGGTCCAAGTCGTGATCTTAAACATTTCCACGTATTTGCCCAGACCTTTCTTCTCGTTACAGGCTGCTTCTATATCTTTTGCCAATTCTTCCTCATGCCCTTTCAAACTATTGGCTAAAAGGTCATCCAATCCTTTATCTCCTGCTTTATTCTTTTGTATATGGCCAATAAATATTTCAACATAAATATTACGATTTTTCAAGGTACGCATATATTCCTTGAAATTACGGGCTGCAAAGAAAAAACAACTAGGTCGTTTCTCGACTCTGTCATTGAGTCGAATGTTTGTGCTGATATCATCCCAATCAGAGTCGAAGATAAAAGCAACCTCCTTTACTCCACAAGTTGTAATGATCCGAACGATATCTTCAGGGAGCGCACCATTTAGACCGAGATTCTGTATACCGCTAACAGCGATAGACGGAATCCCGTGCTTACAAGCTTTTTCAGCCTTTTTTTCACCTTCCTGAATGTAGAGCCGGTCAAATTGTTGCTTCTCTTTATAAAGCCTCCGCATTCGTTCCGGGATGTAAATAGGGGTGCCGCTTCCAATCGGAGATTTGTATTTGAACGGCTTGCCGTCTTTATCAAGATGTGCGTCAGGAAATTGCCAACGGATTCGATAGTATTCTTTTCGTTCACCAGTCTCTTTTTTACGATGATCTTTCCTGGCATAAGTGACAGGCATTCCTTCAAGATCATAATACTCGATAATAACATCATCACCTCTAGGATCTATGGTTCCATTTTCTGCGAGTGTTCCTGGACGAAAAGTGCGTAATTTGAATATAGATTCGTTTTTTCCTGTTTTATAGACATTTGCTGTGACGTCTTCAAATGTCAAACCCGACTCTGCAAGCATTTTTGCACAGAAACTATTAACATCATTTCCTTTGGCTTTTTTGCTGCCTTGCTTCATCTTTACCGGCTTCTTTTTTTGTTCGGGAACTGCATCCAGTAAAACACTGAATTTGCCGGCCAGATATTCAAGCGCTTCCGGAAACTGTTTTCCTTCTACTCGCATTAAATAATCTAACGCACCGACACCGGCAATTTGATGGCAAGAGAAACAGTTGTAAATATCCTTAGCGGGATTTACACTAAATTTTTTAGATGCCTTGCAATGCGGACAGTCGCAAACGTAACTTGTCCCGGATTTGCGTAGGTTCTGGAAGTCTTGTACCACATTCAATAGATGCCCGGTTGATGCGTCCTTGATGCGTCTTATATCATCATCAGTAAAAAACATAGTTATGGCTTTTTATTAGGTACGTGGAAAACATATTCTTTGAGGTGCAAATGAAGTTGTTTTTTAAGGGTTTCAATGGGACGGGATAAAAGTTGCGTATCTGCCTGCTGAATTATCTCTAAGAGACGTTGAGCTTCTTTTGGCGGAATGTCATTTATAGTGAGTAAACCACGATTATCAATGTCTACGTACATAACATTATCTTTTTTTGCGTCCGCCTACGGCTTTACGGTGATAATTCAACTTATACCGTTGCCGTAGTTTTTCCGCATATTCGGCAGTTGCATCTTTGGGATCAACGAGGACTTGCGTTCGGGCATCTATTCTTAATAATATCTTATTTGATTCCTGCAAGGCAGATTGCTGGCAGAGTGCTGCAACTTCTTCCGGAGCATCTTTTTCAAAAAGATTTATTTTTTCTCTTTTTGCAGGATTGCTGGATGGACTGGGAGAGTGTACAACTTTCATAATTTGCTTTTATAAACCTTTGATTAATTCCTCGATATAGTCTTTTAAATAAGGAGGTACTTCTTTGGTGTTTGCTTTCTCTTTTTCTTGAAACTGATAGTATTCACTTGCTGTTAAAATGATGTTGCGTACCTCTTCAGATTCTTGCATTATCTTTATTACTGCTGGTATGATGTTATAAGGAGAACCTACTACTATTGCTGGGGTGGCAACAAGTTCTTGCTGCTTCTTATATAAGATACAAATTGCACTCATTTCATTTGACTTGAGAATGTTAGAGATGTGAATTGTAGTAGCGAAGATCTGCTCTTTTGTTTCTTTTAAATTTTTCATGACGTTTCTTTTTTTATTAATAATAGAAATGTGGGTATTCGGGAATCGAACCCGTCTGCGGTGAAATGTTGAAAAACCGTTGTGCCTCCTTACACTATTACCCATGTGCCGGGATTCTCACCCGGCAATTTTTGTGTAACAAACCTAACCAGGGGCTGGGTACCCTACATGCCTCCTTGAGCACGGCTTTTAAAAGGTTGATAATTGAAATGATAAACTTCTATTTTTTCATTAAAATAATAATGTATAACTAAAACACCGGGCTTTTCCCGGACGCACTCCTTATGCGTATCTTGATTAAATAATGTATGGTTGATTGATAGAAGTTTCTTGTCTTCTAGCCCTATACTCCGTACGGCTTCTTCGGGAACGTCTGGTAGTATAAGGTGAGTCTGTAGAAATTGAGATTTCTCCACTAATAAAAATACATAGTAGTATGACGGATATTTGTCTTCGAACAAAAGGAGAGAGGTCCAAACTTATATTGTGGTGCGTACAAAACCACCATGCAGAGATTTCATTGATTTTGTTTAATCCTAATTTTTCTTTGACCTTCCGAAGGGTATTGTCTACGGTACGCACGCTAATTTGTAACAGTGAAGCAGTTTCTTTATATGAGCCTCCCCATGCGATACATTCCGTTACTTCATTTTCGCGTTTTGCAAGTATAACATTTAAGTTCATAGTTATATTTCTTCAATAGTCCAACAGTCTGTTATATCATATTTCTTAAAAACATCTGTGATCGCAGAGAATAGAGTCACAGAGATATCAACAATTCCGGCGTTCAGCTTTTTGGAGAAGTACGATCGTGAGGGATTATTTAAAACCTGTATCAAGTCTGACTTGAGTTTGTCTTTATCTTCTAAAGAGACTTGCAGATATCCTTTTTTAAATGAATAGCGTTTTTTCGCTATTGCAGGTGTTCTAGTTTTGTTGTACATTTGTTGCAATAATTTTGAAATCACTGTGCAAATATAGAGCATAAATTCTATATAAGCAAAATAAATTGAGAATATTTTCTATGAGTGAAGAAAGATTTATAGATAGACTGGAGGCTTTTATGAAAGCTGAGGGACTGAATGCTAATAAGGTAACTGTCGCAGCAGAACTTTCTAATGGTTTATTAGGGAAAGCGTTGAAAACGCGAGGATCTATGAACTCTGATAGTGTAGAACGTATTCTATGTGCTTACACAAACTTAAGTGCCGAATGGCTAATGACTGGCAAGGGTACTATGTATGTGAACGATCTGCCTGGAGACACATTTAATATTTCCAATTCACTGAACAATGATAGTTTGGTTTTCTTTTTGCGTGATAGGAATAAAGAACTTGAATGTGAAAACAGGAGATTACTTGTCGAAAACGCATCACTGAAAACTAGATTGGAGTTACTTGATAATTCCGAAGGTAAAACTGGATGAAGATTATTAAAGGGGGGAAATTCCCCGATAAATAGAATAAATTATATGAATTAAATAACTCCCAAAAGCCAGTAAGAGTTTTGATTCCTTTTACATTTGTAGCTCAGTTGTAAGATAAATTCCTGCATATTAGTACTTAAAATAGTACGCCAGGAACCTCAAGAAACCCCTTCGGATTGATTCCAGAGGGGTTTTTCTTTGCTCTTAACAGAAAATGTTCCCACTTTGTTCCCACCTTTTTATAACTGTATTGGGAGTGGTACTACATTGGTACTACAAAATTAGAGTAGGAGAAGTATGATTCTTCTTCTCTCACGTGTGTAATAACCCAAAAAAATCTTTGTAGTGTATCAGTTCCAAATAACGGTTATTTGGAGTTATAGAACATGAGGATTGTCAAAAATCACATTTTCCTTGCCGTAATCTTGCCGTGATTCTTTAGTTTATTCTTAGGGTAATCTTAGGGTGTTTTGCTCGTTTTCCCGCCGTTTTCTCTAGTTATAAGACGGGAATAATCACCTATTGGAATCTAAGCGAATAATGTAAATATAGATAAATGTACATGAATTGGAAAACAGTGTATATTTGAGGAACTTATAACCGTTTTCAAACCGTTTAAAAGAAGTGTGTTTCTATTTGTTGTTTATACTCGATGTAAGGTAATTGATAAATCGATCACGCCATTAATTTATCAAACTCAATCATTTCATTAATATATTCAATAAGCCTTTCATTTGCGCCACCATCTCGGGCAATGTCGGCAGCTTCTATAAAAGGGTTTTCCGGGTTCTCTCTAGCAGCCTTCCAACAGTTAGGGCGTGCAACGGATTCCAATTCAGCAAAACTCATACTTCCGTATTTTGCAATGCAATCCTTCAGTATTTCCATATCGGATATAGAAAGGTAATCTGTATTAGCTTGACGCTTTGGTAGCAAATAGTACTGGGAAATATAAACACTGTCTTTCAAACCAGACAAAACCGTTTTATCCCCTTTGATAGCCTTGTATAATTCTATCGGTGCGGGACCATGTGGGAAAGCACAAAACTTATCATCTATCATTGGGTAGCCCCATTCTAAAAGGGTTCGCTGATTGCCAAAGTATAGTATAATAAACAGGCGTTGATAATCAATTCCTCCTGTTCTGTTTATTATATATAAGACTATTTCAATTAATGCTTGTATTCGATCCTGTCTCATAAGAATACAGATATTGCATGTTTATGATATAGTAGCCAAAAAATTAGAAAGGCTTTTGAAATCGCTAAATTCTTTCATCTCGGCATTGTCGGTTTTCCTTATTCGTTTATTCTTTCTGCTTTCAGACACAATAGACAGCATATTTTTTACAATGCCTTTTGCGTTATAAATTTTGATATTGTCGCTTTCAGACAAATTGCAAAGCTCATCCGCAAAAGACCTAGAAATAAATGTTATTTGCGATAGGTCAATAATAGAAATATTACAATCCAAGATCTTTTCACGCAATACATCGGCATTAGAGCGTGAACGTATTTCTGTTCCAAACAAATCGTAAAGTTTAATCATTTCGTTCATAATACTACCTCCTACCTTATATATTTCATGTAATCAAAAGAATTATTTACTGTTAACGGTATTCTCATAAGTATTACTGTACCATCCCAACTAATGGATTCTGGAAGCCTAACATACGAACTTCCGTTAATATCATGTCGATGAAATGCGCCTCCGGATAGCATAAAAAAAGCGCCTCCAAGCCCTTCTACAATCATGCTTTTTGTGGAAGATATACCAAAGCCTCTATTTTCTGCTTCTGGAAGATTCTTTGTAGAATATCCTTCGTTGGCAAATTTAAGTGCTTCTGCTTCATTATCACCTATTTCTTCTATCATTTTCTGTGTTTTCACATAACTTCCGTATATAGTGATCCCGTCATCGGCAATACAAATGTCTAAACTATTCTCCTTGCTTAAATACTGTGTATAAATGTAACCAAATTCACTGTCTGAATGCTGGTCTATATTACAAACTAATTCACTAATTAAATATGAAATTGGAGTTTTCAGCCTTGCATCTAACTGCTTTTGTTTTTCTACTACAGATTGAATTATTGTCTGCATCGAATCAATATTCTTATTTAATCTACTGAATCTGCATATAGGAATATAGCTTTTAACCAAATACTCTTTTAATGCTTCTTTCAGTCCCTCATCATCTTCTATCGTAAGCATGTCAAAAAAGCGCACACAACTCAAATAACTTCTCATATATGAGGGTAGGTTTTTGCAATCAATGTTGGTTTTACATTTGCTTCTATATATGGCAAAAGGGAATAAAAAGAACGGATGAAAAAATGATGTATTCGAGAAATCCCAAATAATATTATCCCCCTCTCCGTATATTTCATTCTGCAATATAACAGAAAAAAGATGATTGAATACACTTCCTATCCTTTCGTCTCTGTCCGCATTTGGTATTTTAATTGCAATATTCATAATGCAAATATAGTATGTTTCTACTGTTTTCTTTATCTCATTTTACCTTATTTTATTCTATTTGCTTATATTTTCTCCGTTTTAAGGTTTAAAACATGCCGTAAAACATAAAAGCAATAGTACTATAATGTGAGATTTTCTCACGTTATCCTATATCACTTTACCCGAATAACGCTCGTTTTCGTATTTTGTTTGCGCCTAAGTGCTTTTCTTGTACCGGACGGATAAACTATCATCCGAAAAGAGAAAATCCTAAAATCGCAAACCCTGAAAGGAATACGGGTAAATAAGAAATGCCGCCTCATCTCACGACGAAACAGCATAAGCACACAAACACAAAACAAACACAAAATATAGATAAATGAATCTATTTAGGATGCGACCAACCTAAAAGAATAGTTTATAATTCCGACTACAAAGATACAAATTTCTATAAAAACGGATCCGGCTCTTCTATCAATTCCACAAGCCTCTGGAAAGTATCGCTATACCAAACAGGTAGTAATGTGTCCGGATAGTCAGTGCGTATGCTATTCACTCCGTACTTCAGTCCTTTTAAGGCTATCGCTTTGTATGCTTCCCCGTTCTTGTATAGAATCTCCATGAAGCCTTTTTCTATCAGCAACCGGTTGAATTGTGCTGCCGTGTACTTTTTTCCGTGTATCTTTAATAGGGCTGTCAAGGTGTATGCTTTGCGTACTATCTTACATTTATCTTCCTCTTTTGCAGGGGTTGGTGTAATCTTCTCAATGCTTGGCCGTTTTATGGACTGGTTGGTGTTCTCCGTAGGAACGGGTATATCAATCATTGGCAAACCCTGTTCTTCCGCTATCTTCTTCATTAGTTCCAGCGTTGCGGCTTTATCCGCTCCGCCTAACCTTTGCAAAGCACCTACCCACTCGATAAGCTCGTGTACCGTATGACTTGCTCCGGAATCTGCCGGGACACGTTGGGCGTTACGCTCCTTTTCTCTGTCTTCTCTTTCCAGTTCATCCCAACGGAGGATTAACTTTGCACGGGCTTCGTCGTTGAACTTGGTGGCGATGTACATACATTCCCGATAGTCTAGTAGATACATAGGGCGTTCCCGGTTGTTTTCGTCTTTGTAGGAGCACGACGCAAATTTGCGTTCTGCTATTTTCACCCATGCCGGTTCCATTGCCCGGATAGACCGCATAACATCACTGTGTCTCTTTCCGGTCATTTCCGTAATCTCCACGGAGGACATAGTTCTTTTGTGCGCACTCGGCTCATTTTTGAGTTCAGTGCTTGCATTAATGATTCTTGTTTTCATAATCGATTATATTTAGAAGTTCTTTTGTTCCTTTCGCATTGAGCACCGGACATACACAGCCGGCACCATGACGTTTTCAGATGATAGCTTTTGCCGTTCCGTACTACTATCCGGTCATAGAAGCGATGAAGGGGAAGAACCTTGCCGCAATGCGTGCATCTCTTCCGTTCTACTCCGTCCACTATAACCCGGTTCTTTGGCTTCCGTTTAACCAGCTGGCACGAAAGGCACTCACGTTCGCCATATCTCCGGCAATAGGCTATGGAGCGTTCGCCGCATTTGGCAAAGTGGGTGCAATCGGTACGGGGTAATGTTTGATGTATATTCATAATCGGATTCTTTTAAATGTAAGCCCGGCAACCGTATTGTTACCGGGGTGGCTTTGTTGATGGCGTCAACTTTCAATGTGCCGGAACCGATGCCCCTGACACAAACTTATTTTATCAAATGTTGGTTAAGCGTTCTAAGGTCGAATTTAGGACTTTTAGACTTCCCGGTACACTTTATTACCTTCATCCCGTCCTCCTTCAAAATAAGCTTTCTTATCTCTCTGTTCTGCCGTCTCATTGTTGACAGAGCTCTTTTTATTTCTTGTGATAATTGCGTGTCCATAGTGATATTCTTTTATTGATGTGAGTTATAAACCATTTCATTTAGTACGGTGCAACCGTCTTTGCCTAGATTTACATTATAACTAGTTCCGGATTCTATACTAGCTAAGCTATCAATAACGCAAGTCTGGCAATACATAATGTTAACCGTTACTTTATCGTTGTTCTGTAGAATTTTCAGCAGTCTTTCAATGAACTGCTCTCCTTCTTCCGTCCGCTCTTTGCTGGCGGGTTCAATCTTCATTTTCATAGTTATTTTTATATTGACGGATTCCTGTTGTTATCGTTAAACATTTCATCCCAGATGCAGAAAGCAAGAAGGATGATACAAATAATTAGTGTAGCGTTCATAATTGATTAAATATCAAAGAAGTGTTCGCCGGGCTTCTTGAAAAGCCGGTAGCCTAGATACAGGCATCCAAATACTATCAATATCTCCATCTCGTTATAGCTTAATGGTTGTAACCTGTTGATATATCGTGGAGGCTCTTATTATCTCTAATGGTGTACCGGTCACTTCTATTGCTGTGTACTCTTCGTATTCGAATACATTATACTTTATTCCTTCTATCTTTAGCATGGTAGCAATATCCTCTACTTGCTTGCTCTCGTGAAGCTTGTAAACCTTTGTTTCTGTCATAGTGTATATTTTATAGGGGGTGTCTGTTTGGTGGACATCACCGGGTTAATAATTCGATGAAAGGGAAGCACCTATTTTCACAAACCAGTACTTCCATGAAAACAAATCAAATATTATGAATAAAAAAACTAGTCACCGCAATACGAGCCACACCCGTAGCCCATTGCACGACTAATACGGTTTTGATACTCATTGTGTTGCAAAACGCCAAACATATCCACCACTCGTTTTTGTTTTGCCATTACAGCAACTACTAATTGAAGAATGAAGAATGCCTACCGATTTGGCAGCTTCAGTTATACTTGAATATCTCTCAATTAAAATTCCTTCTAAACTATATTGCTCTACGGCTTTCTCATGACATAGCCACCATTTATTTTTAAGAGCATAGATGCAATGATGTGTATTGTCTTTTTCGGTACACCATTCAAGATTTGATAGCCTATTATCGTTCTTTATGCCGTTTTTGTGGTTTACTATATTGCAACCTGCAATAGGCGGCAAGAAAGCCTCTGCGACTAACCTATGAATCCTGTATTTCTTTATCTTTCTGTTTTTGCGAAGATTGATTTGAATATATCCAGATTTGTCAAGTGATCCTCCAATAATACGTTCTTTAGTCATTATTTTAATATGTGCTTTATTGAAAACTGTAACACGCTTTAGTTTTGGGAGAGATTTCACCCTACCTAAATTACTGACTTGATACATATTTTCAAATCCTGTAATGTCTTTCCAAATTTCGTCCATTGGTATTGTATATTAAATTAATCTCCGCAATATTGTGAACCCATGTAGCCTCTACTGTTCCGGTTGTATATCTCACCGATGAAGTTATAGCGCACTACCTCTGCTGGCTTGCTACTTTTTAATGCTTCCTGCCGTTTCTCTTCTTCCGCCTTGCGTTTTGCATCCGCTTCCTGTCTGGCTACGTCCAGTTTGGCAAGTCTCCAAGTTGATTTCAGTACCTCACCGAAGGTTTTACCTTGTTTCTTACCTACATATTTGTAAGTTCTATGTGCGGTTCGCATTATTTCTGATAAGTTGTAACGTGTCATATTCTTATTTTTTATAAATTATCCAATTCGTTTAATTATTACGTTGCAAATATACGTATTGTTTAATTATGGAAGTAAAATAAATAGTTAATAAAATATAATCATTAAACAAATCGTTTATTTTTATGTGGTTTATTATACTCGTTGTGTTTTTATTTGTATTTTTGCCAAATAAACAAATAGTTTAATTAGTATGAATTACAGAATAAAAGAAGTATGTCGGCGAAAGGGATTAATGATGAAAGACTTAGCCGAAAAGTTAGGAATGACAGAAGTAGGCTTATCTAAATCATTAAACGGGAATCCAACAGTTAGCAGACTTGAAGAGATTGCCAAAGTGTTAGATGTGGATTTCATGGAACTTTTTGAACGAGAAGACGGTACTATTACATGTCCGAATTGCGGGAAGAAGTTTAAAATGATGGATTAAAAGAAAAGAGGGTGTTTTAGGCATCCTCTTCTTTCTTAGTAACAATCATTGGTGTATAAATATCGTTTTTATTGCGCTCTCTTCATTATTTTGCTTAAATCGTAACGTGCCATATCTTTATAACTTTTATTGTTATTATTATAGTGCAAATATAACTCTTAATATCATAATTACAATTATCTAAATGAAAAATAATGATGCTTTAAACTATATTTAACTATGAGATATAACTTTTGAGTTATTTATTCCTATATTTGCACATAAATTGAATTATAACTTAAAATGTCATTATCATGAGAATAAAAGAAGTATGTAAAGAAAAAGGCATCACAGTGAGCCAACTTGCGGAAAAGATGGGTATTAAGCAAGAAAGTTTAAGCCGGGCTATAAATGGAAATCCAACGCTTGAAACACTGGAAAGGATTGCCAATGCTTTAGAGGTTGACGTTCCAGAGTTGTTTACCTCATCTTCTTCCGGTGGTATTATTGGAGTAATCCGCATAAGAGATACCAATTACAATATAAATAGTGTGCCGGACTTGTCCCGGTTGCTGGATAGAATAGAAAGCGGGGAAATAGTATTGTAAATTTGCTTTTTCCGACTTACTTTTGTACGTTTGTGCATTAGTAAACATCAAAATTAAACGCTATGATATACTTTATCTTATGGATAATCTTTTCTATCGGTGTCGCTTCGGAAGGTAGCAAGCGTACTTGCGGCTTTTTCTACTCTCTGTTATGCTCTTTGATACTTAGCCCTCTAATCGGTCTGATTTGGGTGCTATGTTGCGAAAAGCTGTCTGATATAGAATACAGGAAACAGCAATTAGAAGCTACTTTAATACAAAAGATGAAAGATGCTTCGGAACTCCACGACAAAGGTTTGATGAGTGATTTTGATTTTGAGAAAATGAAATTGGAATATGAGAACCGGAATAAAAAAGAGATCGTAATCAATCCGGTAAATCGAATCCTAAAAATGAAATAATATAAAGCCCGTCCCAATAATCACCGGAACGGGCTTTTCTTTGTCTTAAAACGGTCTCGCTTCACAGCGGTACACTATCTTTAGAAAGTAGCTGCGGAAAGTTCTTTAGATATACGTTCCACTGCTACCCGTATTTTATCATATTGTTTTTGTCCGGCTGCTGTCACACCGGAAGTATATTGCCTCATCAATGAAGCGTTGATACCTGCCAGTTCTGCAACCTTAGTAACATTCAAAAATGAGAAATAGTTGAAGAAAGATTGCATATCATACTTGTAGGTAAATTCCAGTTCCGGCACTTCCTTGTCTTCTTCTGCCTGCATCTCCTTTATTTCCTCATACGCTTTCATCATATCCTTTTTGGCAGCTTCTGCCGTATCTCCATATCCAGCCAGCCCGAAGTCGGGCAAATTTTCCTCGACAAAGCATGAGTAATACCCATCGCTCGCCTTTTCCATGATTACAGTTACTTTCATATCCATTTCATTAAAATAGGAGTACGGTACTATTACCGTACCCCATTGCCTCAACATTTACAGCCTTTTAGGTATGAAGCGCAAAAGGTTGGGGGATTACTCCCCCAAAAGAACCTTTCTTGCTTTACGTTCCATTCCGGTAGGTACTTCTTGTTTGCCGTGCCTTGACAAAGCAAATTTGTTTCCCGTTTTAGGGCTATACCAAATATCATGGTTTGCCCCATGCCTGAGAACGTAACAACCTGCTGCGGTAAGTTCCGCAAAAAACTGATTGTACTTCATAATTTAAAAGACCGTTTGTTTAAGACGGTACAAATATAGCGTTTTTGCTATAAACCACCAAATAAAAACATAACTTTTTTGCTATATTTTTATTTAGATGCTTATCTGGTTATATGTGTAAACGTCGGATGAGTGGGCTATCTTGAAATCACAATCTGTGATGCCAAGTTGAGGCTGTATTTGAAAACTTCCTTTTGCATTTACTGAACAGGTTTTAGCTGTGTTTTCCGGTATCTGCCCACAATTTTGTGGAGACATCAATCCGCTTTTGATATAATCCGCTAATTTTATATCTTTGCCGTATCAAATAGTATTTTAGTCGTCGAGATGACGAAAACAATCAAAGGTATTTCCCTTTGTTTCTGTAGGGCTAATCATTCATACAATTTATATTCATTATTTGGCCGTCCCGTCGTGACGATGTGATGAATAATGAGGGAGCAATGCTTTGTGGATTGCTCCTTTTTTATGTGGGCGGAAATTTCCGCTTACATTGATAATCAGACGGTGCGCAAAGATGCGCAAGGTGAACGGGCTGAAATGTAAGTCGGTTACTTTTCATCAATGCAAATGCAGGAATAACCGTATTTAAAAGGTAACTCACAATAACCTTTAAAAGTTTGATTTTAGCACCTTTGTTGAGGCTTCCAATGTTAGGAAGATAATAGCCCGTTTAGCCTTCATATTTACCGAAATTTCGATTTTCTTTCTTTGAACGGAAATTGGATAATCAACAGACAAAAGCCCGTCAGAGTGAAACATTTTGTTCTAGCCGATGATATCCACTAGACGGACGGGTGGTTTAAGGAGGTGGGGGAAATTTTTCCCTGAGCTCACACACTTCTTACCTGCATCCAAAATTGAATTGAGATACCCTAGCGCAAAGGGTATTAGTTAAACTATGCCCCCATCCGGTTTGGGGGCGTCACGAATCGTTACGCCATGTCTAATCGTCATTCGCAAAACTTTTACGCTTGTTCTTTCCTAACTGTCAGTGATCAGTCAAACTATAATTTTGTAGTTTGGAAAGCGAATTACAGTAATCACTGATATTCTTGTTTTATAAAATTATGATGCCTGATATTCAATAAGTTGTAAGTAAATCCCCTAAATTCTGGGTATTTAAAATGTGTGCTCAAACCATATTCAAGACGTAAATACCTGATTATCAATTTTAGGGGAATTTTCCCCAAAAATGGGGGAAACACTCCGGCAAAAACGGTTATTTTCTTCAATACTTTAACCAATTCATATACGGATCGGTTTTGCGGATTCTGCCGTGAAACTTGCTGCGCATCTTTGCTCATGGCTGATTATCAAGTTTTCAACAATTTTGGCGAAAACCCTAAAGGATGTAACTGATAAATGAGTATAAACTAACTGGAACTCTTTTGCCCGAAATGGCAAAGGTAATAATGCCATTTTGGGCGGCATTAAAACTCGCTGAACGGAATACTTTTCCGTCTTAGTCATTTCCCGAAAATGAGGAGCGAGAAGGCACATTTAACCAGCTCAATTTAGAGGGTGTTAATCATTAAACCCTGTTATTGCTATCATTAATTGAATTATTGACATCATAAACCATAGTTTCTCGTAGAATCTTGCGTATGCAAATAATCCTTAGGGTAACCTTAGGGTGGTTTTTCACATTTCCCTTGCCGTAATCTTGCCGTCTTTTTTATTTTGCCCTTACCAAAACCTTACCACTTTTTTGTTTTGTCCTTACCGTAATCTTACCGTTATTTGGTAATTCATCTTAGGGTAATCTTAGGGTGATTGTTCGTTTACCCTTGTCAAAACCTTGTTATATTCTCAATGAAAAAGCCTGTATAGGGCATAAAAAAGGGGGTTCCAAAAATAGAAACCCCGAACGACTGGCAACGGTTGCGTATAGCTTCATACGCTCTTTATTTAGATACGTTCAAAATTAGATATTATACCCGACAATAGCAAATGATTTATTTTAAAACATCTGTATTACAATTTTTATTGCCTTATTAATAGCTTTCGCTTCATCATATAAGGTGATTGAGAATCACTTTTATAATCGGAAAATATTTGCAAGGCTTATAACTTGTTTTTGCTTTTTGTACGTTTTCGCATAATATAAACACACTATTATTAGTTGTCAATAGTAGGCAATACTATAACAAAAATCCCCTGCTATCAAGAGAGACAACAGGGAATTTTACTACGGCAAATTTCTTTTCTTCAAAACGAAGTATAGTGCCACTTGACACTACTTCACAAATATACAACTTTTATGCGGATTCATAGAAAGAACACTACTTATTTTTGAATAATCATCTTGCTGATTTCATATCCTCACACATACGCTTTACCATGAAAGCATATTCCTTTGCACTAATCTCGTTCTTCCGGATTTGCATTCCAAAATGAGACATAACCATCACTCTTTCTCTTGCAAAGTAGTTTTTATCCATTTTAGAAGCCCTTTCCGGCTTTTCTTTGGCATTCTCCCGTTCCAGCATATACTGGCTCATAGAAAGAATAGAAGATATTCTCTTGCGTATCTTATCATGTTCAGAAGATGAATAGGAAAATCCTAATTGAGAAAGAGCTTTGACCGCATAATCCCAATCACTATTAGCAATCATTACTTCTAGAACCTTCATATATTCTATTTTAATATGAAGATTAATGAGGCTGCTCTTCCGGGACATTTCGGATAATAAAGATACTCCTCCAATTATCTCTGTATATTCAATGATAAGACTTTCTGCTTGCTCAGAAAGCTCTTCGTTTGAATGTTTTCCCTCTATAATAAGTTTGCTGTTGTCTCCTGTAAATACATCTATGAATATATCTAAAGGGATTTTATCTAAATCATTGTATAACATGGTGTTGATTTATTATAATTTACTATCAAGATAACGATACTCTGCGGAACGGGCCATCTTTCGCAATGTCTTATTCAGGTTTGATATCCCTTGATTACTCACGTCCATTTTTCGTTCTAGATTTTTATAGTCATTGTTTACATTGACAATGACAGGTTCTCCACTGTTCCCATTTCTCATTTGTCGATCTAGCATTAATGCATCGGAATGAAGAACCATTTTTCGGTAATCTATAAGATCCGGAATAACCTTTGCTCTTTTGGGGAGATCTACTAATGTGGGAACGGACGGAGTAATGTAAGCACCATTATCTGTTTCAATCACTTCCTGTCTACCTCCATCACCAACAATAGCCAATCCTCCGGGATGATTATCAGTCCCATTTGCGTATTTAGGTATCGGCTGTGAGGCAATTATAGCTACTTGAGCGGCTCCCATAGCTCCGATTACAGCCGTAAGAATAGGGCCGGCGAAAGGCCCGGCCTCTGCCAAAGCCTTCATTATAGCCTGAGAGGTAGCAATAGTCGTCTGAATAATAGAATTAGCCTTTTGCCACTTGGCCTGCTTTTGTTCCAAGTCAGCTTTTTGCTTTTCCAGTTCATCGTGCTTTTGTTTGGTTCTAACTTCTGCCGCTCTCTTTCTCGATTCACCTTCTTCCTTAGTTATAACTCCGCTATTAACTAGATCTTCAATACGTTCTTTCTCTTCTTCACCAGCTTCTTCATTCTTTTCCTGCTCTTCTTCTATCTGCTCAATGCGAGCATCAAAGGCAGATGTCACAATAGAGGTTATTCCATTAAAGAGTTCACCATAAGCTTGTAATATCACTGATGCTCTTTCCGTAGGGTCTAAATCTTCCCACCATTTGGAAAGAGAAAAATCGCCTGTTTTTGCAAATTGCTCTGTCAATATACCAATGACATTATAGAACGAACTAAATAGATTGGCAGTTTCTCCCAAATATTCTTCTGTTACATTCCTCATATTAGACATGGAACTTATAAATTTATCAGCCCAATCTTGCCTTTTATCCTCCTCATTTTCGTATTCTCGGTCCTCCAATTCCATATTTAGTTTTCTAATCTCGGACCTTACTTTTTCTATTTTTTCTCTTATGGCATCAGCTTTAGTATCAGCAGGATCAAGAGTGGCTAACTCTGCCTTCAATTGGGCTTCAAGCAATTTTAATTGTGCCTGAATAGAATCTCTGGTTATTTCGTATGTCTTTTGGCGGTATTTCTTTTCATTTATTTCACCTTTCCGATATTGCAATTCGACGGTACGAAGCTGATCTTCTGCTGAATTTTGGACTATATTTGTTTCCTTCGTGGTGTTTTTTTCAATTAGGCCGATTCTTTCAAGAGCATTTTTTACCGCAATGTCAGAGGCTTTTTTATCATATTCCTTTTTGACAGCTTCTACATCTTCTCCAGATTTTTTTGCGGCTTTTACCTCTGCATCTCTTAGTATTTCGTTTACTTGTAATTGGATGCTAAGCCTTTGATCCAATTCCTCTTTAGAATTAGTAGAAAGAGCCTCCAAACGGTTTTGTAAGTTAATCTTCTCTTTATTTTGATTATACGTATAGATCTTTTCGGAGAGCTCATCTTCCATGGCGACAGCCAGATTTTCCCTCGTTTTAATCTCTTCTTGGGTATTTCCCTTTACAGCTGCAATGCGTTTAGTATAATTCAGGCGAATCTTTGCAAGTTCTTTTCCTAACCCTTCATCCATTAAATCAAGTTCGGATTGTTGATATTCTTGTTGGATGCGTATACGTTCTTTTCTCTGTTTTTCTTCAGCTGATAAATTTGTTTCTCCACCATTCCCTTCTTTCTTTTTTTCATCAGCTGTCAAACTTACATTTTTTAATTGTTCTATTAACGATTCTGTTATTGACGAAATAGCCTTTTTACCAGCCGCAGCTTTAGTTGCAACATCTATCTCATCTCTAATGACGTTATTTGTGCGTTTCCATGAGGTCAGTATTGTAAAAAGTCCCCTGTCTTTCAATTCTTCCTCTAGTTTTTTACGATTATCTATTGCTAATTGATAATCTGTATTTTCATATTCTAAACGAGACTTCAATGTTTCAATATAATCTTCTTTAGCCTTTTGAGCCGCCTTATCAGCAGACATTCCTGAATTTATATATTCTTGATACAACCTCTGCATATTTTTAGCATTCTTCTCTAAAATATCAGATTTGGACATTTCTGACTGAGCGCTTGCAATAGCTTTATTATTAGCTTCTTCTTGCAATTGATTATTGTCTTTTAACTCGTGAGCTATATTTCTTATTCCTTTTGCTAAAAAATCCAAGAAAGATTTTGCAGGACCTGTTGAATTCATAAAAGACAGCATAAACGCTTCCCAAGCTGAAGACAATCCTGCTATTGCTCCCTGAACGTTATCGCCCATAGTACTAGCCATATCGTTCAGTTCACTAGTAACGCCCGTTATCTGTTCTCTAAGTGGGACAATTTTATCAGCAGCAGTTAAAAAGGCATTGAAAGCAGCAACACTACGTTTATCTGTCAGCTCTAATGTTGTATTCAAGTCAACGCCTTGCGCTTTCAATTTTTTCAAACCTGCAACCAATTCCGGCAATGTGTTAACCGGACCTCCTAAAGCTTTTGCTAATTCACCACTTCCATCTGCAAGGTTTAACAGAATATTTCTAGTTGCAGTCGCAGACATAGAAGCATCAAATCCTGCATCTGCTAGCTTCCCCAACAAAGCCAAAGTATCTTCTATTTGAAAATTAAAAGCCTTGGCAACCGGACCGACAATAGGCATGGCGGTTTGTAAATAAGAGAAGGATAATGCGCTTTTTGTTGTAGCAACTGCCATTGCCGATACATAACGTTCAGTTTCAGATGTTTCTGCACCAAACATTCTTAATGCCGCTCCCGCTAAAGCCGCAGCTTCCGGTAAATCGGAGCCCGTTGCTTGAGCAAATTTCAATATACCTTCTGTTGACTGGAGGATTTCCTTCCTTGAGAATCCGAGTTTGGCTAATTCTATTTGCAAATTAGTTGCTTCTGATGCAGTATATTTTGTAGCCGATCCTAATCTTTGAGCATCCAAGGTTAAATCTTTAATATTGTTTGATGTTGTACCAAGTATAGCAGCAAGTTTGCTATTAGCAGCTTCAAAATCAACAATGGATTGAACTCCAGATTTAAATAGCCCTATAAATTTTTGGAATCCGGATATTACAGCTTGCGCTCCTATCATCCCTTTAATCATAGAACCAACTCCAACCCTAACCTCTGTAAAACCAGCTCCCATACTAGATTTCAATAATCCTCCAGTACTCTTGGCAAGATTTCCCATGTTTTTAAGAGAAATATTTCCTTTTAATATTTCTGATGCGGCAGATTGAATATCTTGCTTATAACGCCCGACATTCATCTTTGCTTGAACTAATTGGTCGGAATTCTTCTTTAAAAACGTGGTATTGCGATCAATAACACTATTAAACCGCTCTACCGTTTTCCGCCCTTCTTCTGTTGTCAAATCAAGCTGCTTTCTTGCAGAACGAAGAATCTTATTTTGTTCCTCTGCATCTTTCATGGTTTTTACTTCCATATTTAATGCAGCGATTCCTTCTTCAATAGTGTATTTGGTCTTCTTTCGCTCTTGATTAAGCATTTTCTGCTGTTTCAATTCTTCGGTTTTAGCTTTCTGAACCTTCAATTCCGCAGTAGCCTCATCAAGAATATTCTTAACCCGCTTTTGTGCTTCTGCATTTAAATTTAGTAATACATTCTTCTGTTCCTCTTGTATTCTCTTTATCTTATCCTCCAGAGCATACACTTTTTCTATAGCGGCATAATAATCCTTGGCCTTGCTTATCAGTTCGCTGTACGGACCCGGTTTTATCTTTAGTCCTTCCGCCATAGCATCCCCAGCCTTTTTATAAGCCGCAAAAGTGCTGTCAAGTTCGGATTTTAGTCTTTCTAATTGCTCAAACGCCTTCTGATCGACTACATCAGTGATTTTTAATTCGTTCATATTAATTAAATTTAGTGCCCGGCTCCTTCACTGGGCAGGTTATAAAATGAGAAGTGGTTTGCTTTATTATAGCATTATTGCAAAAAGTTTTTGCCTTTGAAGATTTCTTTAGACATGTCTTTATTTATCTGCTTTAGCCCTTCTTTTTGGCATTCAATTAAAGTAGCTAAGGCTGACCTTATATCTTCTTTGAGCGTTTTCATCATTTCATCATAGAAAAACGTTTCGCCGGGGTGTTCCTTTTTCCATTTAGTAATATAATCCAGTCCTTCATCTGTTTTAAAGAAAGCTTCTAGCATCGCTATATCCAGTTTAAAACTTCTGATATACTCAAGGTGCAAATTATCGACATCGTTTAGATCCTCAATCATTAAAAGATTTATAATGGATTCTTTGATGTTTTTCTCCACTTTAAAGCTAACTTTGTAGCTTTCAAACAATGCTTCATAATATTCGTAGCATTCATCTTCTTTTATTTTATTCATAAATCCTATAGGTTTATTCCGGGCAGAGAATCAATAAAGCATCCCTGCCCGATATTGGTTATACAATCTTAGTGTCAGGAGATGTTATCTAATGTTTTCAGCATTTTTATAGCATCTTCCCGGAGAATCTCAATCAATCCCGCATCCGGGTGTTCATACATAATTGTCTTAGTCTTTAGCGGGATGGTGCGACGTAGGTGTTTTGCTAGCTCTTCCCCTTCAGCGTATGAAACAGGAATAAAATCTTTGTCGGTACAAAGCCCTAATCCAATGCCGACATCTTCTATTGTATAATTTTTAATGCTCATTGCCTGGTCTTGAATTTGTTAGTAATTATACAATCTTTGCCAGTGCGGAAATGAGTTTTTCCAGCTCTTCCCCTTCAATGGAAAAGCCGGGTTCCTCTCCGCTATCTTCCCTTACTTGTTTGGCTTCATCGCTTTCATCAATGGTGATAACTGCGAGATTGGCCGGTGTTTCGTCCGGGTTTATTCCTCTGTATACCGTGATTTTTTCCACGAAAGATTCGGCTTTAAGGTCTATTCCAGATTTTGGCAGTTCTTCATTACCTAATTTTAGCAACTGAATTCCCAGTTTACGGGCTTCTTCCGCATTTAGGTGTACGGTGTTCTCTTCCGTTACGGATCCCCCGTTTACTGTTTTAGTGATAAGGACTTCGTTGTTATCACCTCTTCTCACGTAAAGATGTTTTTCACTGTCTTTTCTTACTCCGAAAAATGTTTCTTGTTTCATGATTTTAAAAATTAAATTGGTTAATAATTTATTTAGTTGAGCAATACTCTATTAATTGCCTTTATTCGGCATAATCTTTGCGTTTAAGCAACTTTCGCCGCAAAGATGAATATCTTATTATCTCGCAAAAGTAAATAGCTTAAATCGCCTTATTTGAATTGAATATATTTTATCTGTCAAATTTCGGTAGTTCATTCTTTTCTTACTTCACATTCAAAACCTAGGTTTCTTAATTCATTCATCCGGTATTCTTGTAAAAGTCTGGGCTTTTCTTCCGGTCTTTTCACTTCGATAAACGACGCTTTCCCGTTTTTTAGGCATAGCAGATCAGGAATACCCGGTTTATTTGTGAGAATCAATTTAACCACATAATAACCTTCTGCCTCTAACCGTTTGATGATGCGAGCCTGTATTTTACTTTCTAGTTCTGCCATAGTACGAAAGTGTAAAGTCTTGCTTTCCGTGTACTGCTTCCAGTATCTTGCTTTCAATCCCGCAGTCAGAGCACAGAAAGTAAACATCTGCCGGGCTGGTGCGCTCTTTTGAAACTAGGCGGTTTTTGCCTTGCTCGTATGATAGATAACTAAATTCGAGATTAAAGAAAATCAAAGCATCCGCTGTATCAAGTCTCACACCTTCACGTGCCCGGCGAACTTGTGATATGAAGACTTTATTTGAGGAGGCTTGAAACTCTTCCGGGCTGTCTGTCCAGTTCGGGAAGACATACTGCAATAACTCCGCTTCGGACTGGTACACGTAGAACAATGCAATTTTCCTGTCTTGGAAATAGCTCTTCACAAAATCCGCCTTGCTGCTGTCAAATATCAAATGCTCGCCATTCTCGGAAATTACACTCCCGGAAGATAGTTGATGTAATTTAGTCAAAAGCTTTGCCGGTGAATCCCCTAGGACGGTATAGCCGTTTACGTCTACAATCAAATCGTTTTGTAATCTTCTGATATATTCCCCGGTCCTGTTTTTCATCTGTACCTGCAATATGTGTTCGTTGATATTCACCTCAAAACCGGCCTGTTCTTGGGAATAAGAGATAAACAGGTTTTTAGTATCATTGTCTATCTTTGGCTTATTGGCACATGAGTAGTCGTTTATGAGAGACCCGTTTACTTTCTTCTGCCGTGTATATACGTACTCTTTCGCCCATTTATAGAAACTTTTATAGCTTTTCCACGGTGATTTGCTGCATACCCAAAACTGGTGATATAGCTGTGAGTAGCTTTCGGGTGAAGGTGTGCCGGATAAAAATAAAACAGGAAGTCCGGTACAAAGGGCCTTAATACTTAATGTCCTTTTGCTGGGTTTGGGATATGCCCCCAAAGAATGAGCCTCGTCAATGATAACAAGATCAAATATTCCTGTTACCTTGTGGCTGCTTTCAAAATTGACAACTTCCAGTTTAAAAGACGGCTGTAGTGCGATATAGTCGCTTTTTACGCTGGGGATGGCTTTTAGCTTGGTGATGAATAAAACACTTTTTGCATTGAATTTATCAGCAGCAAATAAGGCTGTGAGTGTTTTCCCTGTCCGGCATTCCATTGACAGATAACAGCATCCGAAAGCCGTTAGTTTGTCGGCTGCCTGTATGGCTATGTTGTTTTGATATTCTCTTAGTTTCATATATTTTTCTTTGTTTTGAACATGAATGAAGGAATATACTTCCCTATGTTTTCATTGATGATTTGTTGTCTTTTTCTGTACTTCTGTATTTTTTTACCGTAGAGTGTTATTTTCCCCCGGTATAGTGGTTTCCCGTACTTTTTGCTTGGATCATCCAATTTGCCTAACTTGCGGAAGAATATATCTTGCTTATTTTCCGTTTGGACGCTATAGACGTGATAAATGCGTACCGGCTTGCTATAATATTCCCGTCTAAAAATAGTTTTCGACATTTGCGCCTTGTGCATGGACAAACAAAATACCACACATAGCCCTGTCCTAAATTACTGGGCTCTTTTCTTAACTCTATCTTTTCCTGCTTTCTCTTCCCGTTATAAACCCATATAAAGGCGCATATCTGTTCCTCTAGCGAAAAAACGATAGTGTATTGTACTCCATTGGCAGTAAAACTTGCCGATCCTTCAGAAAGCCTGAACAGCTCTTTTAGGTCTGATAGTGTAATGTGCGGATTATGATCTATTATTGTTTTCATCTTTCTCAATCTACTAAATACTTAGACAATAAAATCAATGTTCATTAGAAAGGATTGTTTTCTGTATAACCTTTCGTATCGTAGTCGAATATCTTTGTAAGGGAACCGTCATGTTTGAATTTGACAGTTCCGACAGAACCGTTTCGATGTTTAGCTATAATCAATTCACCATAGTTGTAAATCTCATGCCCGGATGAATCCTTGACACTGATTCCGTAATATTCCGGACGATGAACGAATATAACCATGTCTGCATCCTGCTCAATGGCTCCCGATTCCCGGAGGTCTGCAAGAATAGGTTTTTTATCCTGTCGCTTGTCTACCTCCCGGTTGAGTTGTGACAGAAGGATAACAGGTACATTCAATTCTTTAGCGATAATCTTTGCTTCCCGGGACATCCGGGCTATTTCCTGTTCTCTGTTTCTTGTCCCATTTGAGCTTTCGGTTATCAGCTGTAGATAGTCTATTATCACCATCCCACAGTTATTTTGCTGATGATATGAACGACACATCGCACGGATGTAACTCATACCTATAGCCGCATTATCGTTTATTGTTATCGGTAATCTGTATAAAGTTCCTCCTATTGCCTTATCTATTTGCAGTAGCTCATCTTGGCTTATATTTCCGGACCTTAATTTGCTGGGGTGTACATTGGATTCTGAAGCAATGAAACGTTCATACAGGCTGACAGAATCCATTTCTAAAGAGAAAATGACTACCGGAATACCTTGTATAGCTGCTGACTTTCCAAAATGTAGAGATACAGCAGTTTTTCCCATGGCCGGACGTGCAGCCAATACTATCAACTCGCCACCATGCCAACCGGAATTCATATCGTTAAGGTCCTGTAATCCGGTTGTTATCCCTGTCTGCTGTCCGCTGCTATACATCCCCATCTTCCTCTCTATGTTTTTTAATGCGGATTGTGCAATGTCTTTAAATGACTGGGATTCACTTTGCCCGATTAAATCCTGCTGCATTTGCTCTAAGGCTTTCCCTGCATTGAAAAGGACATCGCCGATATCTTCCGTGTCGTCATAGGCTTGTTGTTGGAGTATATGGGATAATTCAATAGCCTTCCGTTGCAGGTATTTCTGCTTTACCATCAGGGCATGCTCTACAACATGAAATGAATCATACCCATAATTGGAAGTTTCTGCGATGAAATGGAGTGGTACTTCGTCAATCTTACCCATTGAACGGATTTCATTTGATACCGATACTATGTCACACGGCTTATTGTTTGCATAAAGCGACTGGATAGCATTATACAATACAGCATACCGGTTATCATAAAACATATCTTTGTTCAATTCGGGAGATATGGCATCGAATACCTTGTCACCGCCAAAGCTAAGAAGTGAACCGATAACAGCCTGCTCTGCTTCGGGTGCGTTCGGCATTCCCTTAATTGGGGACGGTGTAGACTTGTTTGTTTTCATCCTGTACCTCCTTTCTTCCGTGATTCTGCCACCAATAAGTAAACCTTCTCTTTGCATCCGATATATTCGATATACTCCGTTCCTCTCCGATTGAAACGATATAAGCTATAAACTTATCTAACTGGTCGGGAAGCATAGAAATGAAAGACACGCCTAAAGTAGATTGCATACAAACGGATTCTTTCCAGATTTCATCTGATAGTAGTTGCGCTTTGATTGATTGAAGGTCGAAAACTTTATTTGCTCCCTCTCTCGCACTCTCTCCCTCTCTCGCACTTGCACTCTCTACTAAATGAGAGAGAGTAAGAGAGAGAGTATCATTTACATTAACATTATCATTTACATTAACAGCTAGATTTGCTTGGCTTTGCTTAGCATCTTTAGCATTTGCTAGATTTGCTTGGCTTTGCTTGGAGTTTTCTGCCTTGGCCAATCCGCCAAGTCTTCCCGCTGCTCTTCTCTTTTCTACTTTTTCGTTCCATTTCTTGGTATTATCATCAATATGGGAACGAAAAAAATTGAAAGCCATGCTAACAACAGGCGGCAAATCTATTATTGTTCCTGTTGAAGCATATTCGAAAATTGCGTCTAATAACGCTCCTTTTTGCTCTAAAGGAAGGTCTTTTACGCACTTATAATCAGATGTGTATAATAAAAAACTATTCTTTCCCATTTCATTCACTTTTGGGTGTTATCAAACTCTTCCACCGATCGAGTATAGGGCGGATTTCTTCGAAAACTTCTTTACGTATTCCACGGAAGTGAGGCACTTTGCCATTAGTAATATAGCTAATACCTGCAAGGCTTACTTTTATATGATCTTTGTCAGGAAGTTTTTGTAAAGCTTTTTTATAAACCTGGCATTCTTTATGAAGTTGTATGTTATCCTTATTCATTGCTTCCTCCTTTCCAATCAATAGACATTTGCCGTTTGTCCGGCTCTAACCAATATAGTTTTCTTCTATCGTCCAGACGAACGTCTTTAATGTTCCAGCCTTCTTTTCTAAGGTCGGATATGACTTTCCGGCTATCATTTCCGCCAGTAAGGGTGTTTAAATCTTTACTAGTGTACTTGCCACCATCTAAGAATAGTTTGCGAATCTGTTGTTTGATTCGAGATGATTTACTATCTTTGTTTCCGGATCTATGTTGGAGATTGGCGGTCGTGGAGGCTGCCTTTTTCTTTTCTTTCATAGCCATACCCTCCGATATTTGAATACGACTTGTTTTTTTACTGCCTCGTCGATAGCATCCGCTTCATACAGGATTCTACTACCTACACGTTTGGAGATAAGAAGTCCGTCTTTTGTTATTCTCGCCAATGTTGGCAGGGTGACATGAAGGATTTCAGCGGCTTCTTTTCGAGTGTAGAACTTTGGTTCTTTCTTTGATGCGGCTAATACTCTCTCTGATACTCTGTCTACTATTTCGTCAATAATAGGGGAGATGAAGCCCATAACGATCTGTTGTGTCTGGGTAATGTTAATGTCTGACTTTCCCATAGTATTACCCTCTAAAAGCGTTCTTTAGCGCTTCATTAATATCACCGTCAGTATAATAAACACGGGAGCCTATTTTTCGACTATTAATTATCCCTTGTCTAGTCCATTTCCCTAAAGTAACAAGGGAAATTCCCAGTTTTCCTGCTGTTTCTTTAGGCCTGTGTAATCCTTCTCCTCCGAGATTCTTATTTACTTCAATAGTGGGGCTTGCAACATTAGCTAGTTTTTCATCAAGTAGGCGGCTAATCATATTTTCAAGGTCCTTCATTGTCGCACCTTGAATAAGTGTTGCATTTAAAGAAAAAAGATTTGCATCCATAAGTTACTTGTTTTTAGTTCTTATGGATGCAAAAATATAGTGTTTTTTTTCGTGTAATATAGGTTGTAATATTACAAATTTTGAGGTGATTATTATTTTTTTATCTCACCATCATTGTAGCTCATACCTATTAACTTGAATTTTTCTTCAATCAACTTTGAATCAGCGTTCTTTTTATCTTTATCTCTACTTTCTCCGGATAGTATATATTGACGAATGTAAGTTGGGGAGCCATTGACTAACCAAGCTACAAATTCCGCTATTTTTGTATTATCGGCTCCTTCCCATCCTGCCGCATTTAATAATGCTTTTATGGTATCATATTGTTGATTGGCTGTAATTGGATTCCGTTGTTTTCGTATTTTGTTTATTTCTATGCTACTCCGTTTTCCATATTTAATGGCATCATTGCAAATATCTTTAAGAATAGATGATTCATCGCAAATGCTGTTTATTATTGAAGGAATGTCTATTCCAAAATCCAGGAATAAACTAAATACTGTTTGAATGAAAAAATCTATGTCAGAATCAATGCATCCGACATTACATTTAATTCTCTCTGGACCGCATTCTCTAATATAAACAGTCTGGAATGTTTTTTCATACCCATCTATAGGCTTTATAGATGTATCCCATGTGTTTTCTCCTGTTTGTTTGTGATAATATTCAACATATTCTTCATAATCGTATAATCCTATTACGGAGCATTCGGTTTCTAAGAGTTCTATAATGAGTTTTGCATAAATGGACCTATCATCTTTATTCATAGAAAAAAGCTTGCTAGCTATTTTGTAAGTAATGTCGCAAGTATCATAGTAATCCAAATTACCAAAAGTCGGGTATTTGTAAAAATCAGACTTGTATTCTATAATTTCTTTATAATGAGTAAGATATTCTTCTACCATATTAAAAAACGCTCTAATATTTTCCATGATTAATCTAATTTTATTATTTGGCTATTCTTAATTTTGTGAAATAATTCTCTTTAGCTGCTATCATACTCTTTTCCGATTCATCCAGTTTGAGATATGTTTTTAGTTGCTGCTCGCTGCTGTGTCCGGTGATAGCCATTATAGAACTCAATGAAGCCCCGGCTTTATACATATTGGTTGCTAAGCTTCTCCGGCAGGTATGAGTTTTAAGAAGGTCACAGAAACGTTTCTTTGCTGTGTACTCCATTGCTCCCCGTTGTTCGTCTAACTCTACTATTTCCGTCCATCCTAAAGCCTCGCCAATCTCTTTGATATGGTCGTTTATCTTTTGGTCATAGACTTTGGGTAGTGTACCGTTATATTTGTCAAGGATAGCTGCAACACGATAATCAAGAGGAATATAAACGATATTGCCGGTCTTTTCTTGTTTTAGTTTGATGTACTTATTGCCATCGGTAAGGGTAACTATCATCTTTGAATTGATGCGCTTATAATCGCTTACTCGTTGCCCGGTCAGACAGCCGACTACAAACACATCTTTTATCTTCTCCCATGCCGGACGGTTGGATAAATCGTACTCATAAAGTTCCTGTATTCGTTCTTCAGTCAAATAGACATTATCAACATCTTTATAGATCACATCAAAACCAAACCGGACGTTTGCCGCATCCATAAGTTTAAGCTGTTCGGCTGCATAACAGATTGTTTTGCATATCTTCACCATCCGAGCAATAGTATTAGGGGAATATTCCTTATCTGTGAGGAATGATCGGAAGTCATTATAAAACTCTATTGTCAGGTCCTCAAAATCAATAACCTTTAGCCTTGTTTCCTGATACGCTTTAAACTGGGACTGAAAGCCTTTGTAGCTTTTGATTGTTCCAGGAGATATATTTGTAGTTCCTCCCTTCTTTTTCCGTTTTCCTGTTTCGCATTCGTGAATGAATTGTGCTATGAAGTCGTTGAAGTTGGTAGCCTGTTCTTCTTCTAGGGCTTTAGCTTCGGCTTCTGCTCGTTCTTTTTCGGCTGCTATCTGTTCAGCATATACTATCTCATAGATACGTTTATTTACAAGCTCATTAGTAACGTTTGTATCTGAATCAAGGATGTTATTTAGAGTTTTCTCTATCAAGTCCAGTTTATCAAAAAAATCTTTATTGTTTTTATCATTTCTGTAGTTTTTCCTTTTTATAGCTGATTCTTGGGACTTTTCCCACGCTAATACGTCAACTTCTAGCAAGGTTGAGGCTTTGATGTCTATATCTTTAGCTTTGCTTCTGATACGGGCAAATAGGGTGGCTATCTTTGCCTTCTTGTTTCGGATAAAAAAAGATACTGCCAT